TTATTTGCGACAGCTGCACTTCTTCTCGTCAAAATATTTGCGCTCGGCCACTTCTCCCTGCTTTCCGATGTTGAAAGAAGAAATCGGACGATGGTAACCCATCACACGAGTCCAAATTTCGCATCTAGTGCGCTCGCTATTCTTAATCCCATATTGTTCTAAATCGCTGGTCATAATTTGTCCTCCTAAAGATCTTGAAGCTTGGTGCCATCAGCTACGTAAAGCGGGTGCGTCGGTTCCCCAGTCTGGTTCAATGCCAAACATTTAATGTCGTAGCCCTTGAATGTTTCTTTGAACTGGGAACTGCGATCTAAATAGCTGCCATAGTTTCCCCATGCGGCAATAACAATATCAGCCGCTTCAATCATCCTTCTCAAGTGCTCATCATTCTCAGGTCCTACTGGATCCTTCGCTGTGTACAAGTCATTGCGATTTTTCGATCTGAAGGCAAAGAGATTCCCAACTAAAAGCCGGCCGCCTCCAAATTGACGGGCAAAATTGATCATACGGCGGACAGTCGCATCATCTTCTACAGCATCGGCAGTGGAGGGATTAAGACAAACAAAAAGGACTGTCGGTTTGTCCTCGTCCCATGTGCGTTCTAGGGAGTAACGATACAGACCGTCCGGTGAAATTTCAGCAGATTTTTTAATATCAGACATTTCTCCTCCTTCTGGGTTTACTTGCTACTGTAGCGCTTTTCGACAGTATTCAATAGGTCCTCGAACCTCTTGCAGTAATCGTCGACACTCTGCTCCCAACTCAAGACATCGAACTGTGTCTCGATCGGCAGCGCTCTTGGCTCTTTTTTCAAGACTGGTGATGCGGGAGCGCAAGCGGTCAGAGTCAGCGCGAGCGTTAGATTCAGCAGCACGCATCTCGGCGAGAGCGATAGCCTGATTTTTGTATTGTGTCTCATAATTTTTGACCGTAGCTGTGAGTTCTGAGATTTGAGCTTGAGCAATTTTCAACTGCTCAGAATTCTGACCATTGTGAAGACCGAAAACATAAGCGCCAGCAACTAACAAAGCGCCGGCGCCCATCTTTACCAATTCAAAAGGATTCATCACATCAATTTCACCTCATCTTCTCGGCGATTCATCAGCCCTGGGAGGATTTCGTACATCTGTTTTCCGTGCTCATCCTTAACCAGATTGCCGTTCCTATCTCTGATTTTCTTCTTTGCAAAGGATCGGAATCCCTCTTTTGCCAAGTCGAGTTTCCCGGAATTCAAATATCCGAGGGTCTTAGATTTGGCAACTGCGCTCACACCCAAGTTAAATGCCAAATCTAATAATGCGATGTACTGTCCTGCGGTCAGTTTGCAAGTAACGTAAGGAGCTAAGCCCTCGGCGTGCTCAATCAAGTCATCGCGAAGCAATTTCTCTGCTTCTTGTCTTGAGATTGACTGGCCTGGTTTCACGCCTTTTGTGTGTCCATAGCCAATAGTAAGAACTCCTCCCGGACATCGATAAGCTTTCAATCGCAGACCTTCCCACTTCTTCACAAAATCTTCTGCAATAAGCGGATTCCATTGCGAAAACGGTAATTTTTCCTCATTCATTTTGACTTTCTCCTAAATGGACTTTTTCTTTGATGCGTTTTTCATGTTCCGTTTGGACGGTTTCCAACATGTCTCTTACGCGTTGAGGAATGATCTGACCAAACCCAGCCTTCTCAACGTTTTCGAGGATTGAAATCAATTCATTCAAAGAAAGAGCACCAATTGCCCAGGCCCCAATCCATGGTTCATTGAATATCTGATCAACCCCGTGGAATCCGATGGCTACCAAGAGGATGATGAATTTCCGGATAAGGCCTTTGAGCCCTACTCTGCTTGACCATGTTCCGGTTCTGGCAGCGGCTACGATCCCGCTCAGGTAGTCGAAGACCACAAATCCAAACAACCAGTAGAAGAGGTTTTGATGCTCCCCCATGAGACTGCTGATAAGGGAAGTAAAACATCCGGCAATAGTTAAAAAGAAACTCTTGAGAACTCCGGGATCAAAACTATTCAGACGACTTAAAAATTGATCCCACATCTCTCAATCTCCCTATGTCGTCGATTTTGTAGATGCATGTTTCCTCCGATATTTAGATAAAAAAGAAAGCCCCTCGCGAGGAGGGGCAGATAAATTAAGTGGAACCTTTGTATGGATAAAATCTCACGTAAGTTTTTATAACTGTTCCGTCCTGTAAAGTAGCAACAAGTTTTATGTCAATCGCTTTCCCTTTAGCGATAGGAAGAGTCAAAACCGGCCAACCCCAGTTGTAGCAACAGGTTTGATTGGAATCGAGATTGTCAACCTGAACATAGGCCGTAGCTTTGTCAGTCGTAGGTAGTTCTATTTGACATATAAACAAGCCGTCCGCCGGAGCTGTATAAGAACCCAGAGGTTGGATACCATTCCCGCTCCTAGTGTAGGTAAGCGTTGTAGCCTGATAGTTGTCCATAAAAGGCACAGACTTATGGCTACCCCGGAAAGCTAAGAGAACTTGTTGGAAGAGCGCTTTTAACATGACGCACCTCCAAACATCAAATCAATTGTTACCTTCGACTTTGTATATACGAATATAGGCAGCAGAGAACTGGTTTGATTGCCCAATTGCGTAGGTGAGTTCTTGACCTTTTTTGGCGTAAGCCCAAATAGAAAGGTTCCCATTCGCAGACGGCCCAAGATTGATAAGGTTGAACCCTCCAATATCGGTAAACCAAACTCCATAACCTCTGAGGTTAACGACCCCTGTGTACGGCATCGTAAATGGGTGACTTTTTCCATCTGTAATAACAGATAGTTGAGTAGAATCTTGAAGAGAAATTGTTGATTGGTCTGCAACCCACCCTTTCTTACTTTGCAAGAATTTTTCCGCAAAGAGCTGTACCAATGACTTAAGCGACACAGGACACCTCCTTGCAGAGTAAGGCGGATAATCTTTCTACCCCCCCCCAATATTCTTAATGAATTGGGCTACTGAATCTTTACCACAATATCTAATCGTTACAGGGACACCTTTTAAAACAGGTGTCATCATTAGAAAGTCAAAGAGAATGTTGTCGCCACGGGCTACTCCCTCGGCATATTGTCCTGAAATAAGATAGGAGGATCTTTGAGGGAGGCCTTGATCTCTCAGCACTATGTAACCGTCGCTCGGCGGTGTGTAGCTCATTTCCTTGTTTGTAACACCGTCACTAGGAGTTAATTGAATTGTGGTAGCAGCGGTGGACGGGTAAGACTGCTTTGCAACTTCGCCTGATTCCTGTTTGGAATAGAACTTTGAAAGCAGGAGGCTCAAATACTGTTTCAACATAATTTGCCTCCTGTGGAAAGAAGGTTACGAAGAGCCAGCGGTTGGAGCAAACCAACATTGCAGAATGTTTGGGGCTTCGTTTCCCAGCAGGTTGACTTTCTGTCCCTTAGCGACCGGGAGATAAACAGAAACTGCAAACCCTTGGCTTTCGTATTTCGGCACAGAACTGGATAAGAGCACAGATCCTCCGCTTGTGACATTAGCCTCCAAAACGTCGGCAGGAAGTCCCCAGAAGACAATCCACCCATCGCTCGGCGCTGTGTACGTTTTAATGGAAGTGTCGAGAGAGATTCTTGACTTCGGAAGAACTTGGCCGCCAACCCAATCTGATTTGCTCTTGAGGAAACTTTCTGAGAAAAGTTGGATAATGGCTTTAAGCATAGCTTTTCTCCTTTTCCAAAAGAGAAAAAAGTGTTTCTATTATACCCCCCCCCGATTAAGCGGTTGAAAGTTACAACAATGTTTTCGATGTTGGACCCGTAAATCTCCACCGTTTTACCTTTTTGAACTGGAAGGTTGCAAGCCATTCCTTGATAATTATCTTGAGTTGCCGTAATAACCGTCGGATTATTTTCCAGCGGTAGAGAAGCAATCTGAGCAGCGCCTCCTGCCATAGAACGACCATGGAATGTCACATAACCATCTCCAGGAGCCGTGAACGTGGCTATCGTTCCCCATGAACTTATAGTAGTTTTTGAAGCGATATTTACAGGTTGGTCTGAGGGCATCGCCTGACGTGCCACAAGACCTGATTCTTCCTTGCTATAAAACTTTGCTAAGAGGAGAGCTAACAAGTTTTTTAACATGCTGCACCTCCGGATGCAAAATTATTTAGACGATTCGTTACGAACGAAGACAAGATTTCCAGTGCTTGAGTAAGTACCAAGATCAACGATGATGGTGTCGCCTTTTTGGATTGGAATTGAAGCCCACTTCCAAGAAGAAGACGCGTTTGATAAGTAGCAAGTCTTTCTTGTGGAGTTTTCCAGTCTGAACCAATTGTTGCTAACTTCATTGGCTCCGCCAATCTGAAACACTGCCCAACCGCTAAAGGGGGCAATGAGATTTTGTTGTCCCCCTCCGGCAATTGATTGATTTTGAGCTGTAGTGCTCGGTCCACATTGATAAGCGATGTCTGGATATTTATTTTGCAGAAACCTCTCTGCAAATAATTGGATAAGGCTCTTAAGCATACTGAACCTCCATAAAGAAGTTCAACAAATTTACCCCCCCCCATTCCGATTGAGGATATAAATCTCCACTGCCAACTGTTTTGGTTATACAAAGATATGTTAACTGTATCCCCTTTAGCGACTGGAATCATCGCCGCCTGGGTCCATGCAGGCACAGAAACTTCCTGCGGGCCGCCTTGAACTGATAGACCGTTGCGAAAAAGTTGCATATCAAAACCACCAACATTCTTCGCATTAGCTGAAGCGGTAACAAAACCATCGGCGGGACAAATGTATTCCTGACCTGAAATACCTATGTCTATTCTTCCCGGAGCAGCATTGTGAGCCGCTTCGCTCGGTGTAGTCCTTGTATTCAATAGTAATTGTAGTAACTGTTTTAGCATTTAAGCTCCTTTTCCGGGGCTTAAACGCCCCGTGTTAATTCGGTAAATTTAGTGGATAAACAATCGCTCGAACCCCTGTTCCTGACCATTGAAAAGTAACGACATCTCCTTTTTTTAAGAAACAATTGACAGCGTTGTTGTATCGATATGACCTGACAAGAGTGACAAAAACACTCGCGATTTCTATCAAACTGTAAGAAGTAGTTGTACCTGGAGGATAACTATCGTTCACTCTAAGAACCACGAAACAAGCATATGGAGCAACATAGTTTTGAGTATCTCCGTCGCCATCTGGTAAAGAAATAATTACAGGATTACTCCAATTCGGTAGCGACAATCTATCGGCTTCAGAACCATATATTAATCTATTACCCCCCCCCGCCGTTTACAGATCTACGTGGTACAAATAAACTGCACAGCAAACTGGCTAATTCTTTAAGCATGGAAAAAACCTCCTTGTCTCATAGAGTTTCGGGCATTAACTGCCTGTTCCAATTCATAGGCCAAAGCCTCCGGAAATTCCGGGTAGTCGACAAACGGGAATCCTTGCTGATCCGGAAGGTCTTTGAGCGCTTGGCGGTAATCCAATAAAGCCTGACGATCACTTTCTGTTAATTGAGCTCTCTTCGATCTGGCCGCAGACTGAACCGTAATATCCGGAAGCTGGACGTACTTGTCAGTGTCAGAGATTCGAGCATTGCGCTCACCTCTCACCTCTTGTTCGTAACGATCTTGGACAAATTCGTCATCCAATTCCGGGAGCTCTGCCGATAGATAGAAATTCCCGTCAGCGCTCTGAAAATAACCTTTAGGACTTGGCTCCATTTTCCAGAAATTGATTATGGTGCCATCGTCTCTTTTGAATTTTTCAGAGAGCTTGTAATGACTCTTGGCAAAAGCCTCATCCTTCGGGTCTGTAAAGGCATGCTGACCAGGAGAATTGGAAGACACCACAACTTTTCCGTCTGAGTCTTTCAGTGAGTATTTTGCCAGCGGCTGGCTCATTGCCTTGGCAAGCATTTCCTGCCTAACTTGTTCTAAGGTCTTCATTGTTTATCCTTCGGAATTGTTTAATTTGTCGATGGTGTTTCTGACTCAGCAGAGTTTTTGGCATCATCAATTTCTTGCTGGGTACCACCGTTTTCAAGGATCAGTTCTTCGAGAATCGGACACAGGTAGTCATCAACGTGACCATTGAAATAAGTTTCAGCCCAAGATTCCGCACCGGCTGTAAAGTTGATATTCGACCGCGCAGTGGTCTGTTGCGTCTCTGTAAGGGCTTGAGCCGCCTCGTATGAGACACTCGGCGTTAAATCCGTGTAGTCCGCAGATAAAAGAGCTGTCCCGGCAGATGTGTCCACAGACGCAATCGTGAACATTCTTCCATCTGTTCCGACTACGGTGTCACCAGCTTTAATGTTGCCTTGAGGCTTCAAATCCGAGATTTGAATAGTGGCCGAAACTTGGAGCGCTTGATTGATTACTCTGACAGCATAGGCACTTGCCGCCGCCTCTAAAGCTTTCGCTTCCGCAGTCTGCGCAGCAGTCTGGGCGGTTGTTGCCGCCGTTTGTGCGGTTTCAGCATTGCTCTGGGCCGTTTCTGCTGCCTGTTGCGCCGCCTGAGCAGTTTGCAGAGATTGGGCCGCATTGTTAGCCGCTGTTTGGGCACTAGCAGCTGAACCTTGAGCGGCAGTCTGAGCCGCTGAAGCCGAAGTTTGTGCCGAGTTCGCTGTTGTAACTGCCACCGTGGAAGCATCGACCGCACTCTTAGATTGAGCAATAGCAGTCTGTATATCTGCATCCCAATCGTCGACTACTTGCTTCAAAGTCTCAACTTTTTCATTTGCAGCATTCGCTTCCGCTAATGCATTCGAAGAAGTTGAATTTGCTGTCTGTGCTGTTTGCCGAGCTTCCTTAGCGATCGATAGAGCTTCTTCGGAATTGTCAGAGGCTTGGTCTGCGTACGCGCCAACATCGTTAATGGCGTCTTCCGTCTGCTGAAGAACTTCGGGGCCGCTGATAACTCCGGTTCCTGTCGGCGTGTAATGAAATTGGAATTTCGAATCTGCCATGATCAATTACTCCGGCAAGCGCAAGAAATAAGCGAGCGTGTAAAAAGGCGGCTCATTGGTAACGCCTGTGATCTTTGCGTTAGCTGTTAAGGTGTGCGTGTGCGTTTGACTTCCACCAGTAGAACCGATACTCAATCCATGCTGATGAGAGCCGTTAGAAGATGTTTCTCCCGTCCAAGTTCTGGACGCATCGATATTGAAAACACCTCGACCATTTTGACGACCATCGGAGCATCCGGGATGATCGCCTACGTAAACAAGAGGACCGTTACCAATCACGCTCAACCAGTTGGCGGAAATTTGTCCGGTGATGTTCATTGAACCTCTTGTGTGGGTATGAGCACCTGCAGGAGATGTGCTACCTGAATGAGAATGTGCTGGCATCTGTGCGGCCGTCAGCGCAGTAGCACCAACTGTGCCGTTAACGGTCAAATCTGGAATCTCAATAGTTGAAGCACCGCCAGTTGTGCCCGAATCTTTTGGTAAAGAGCCTTTTATAAATTTTCCAATCAAGTTTGGAGTTACACCATTCTTCCCGTCACTCTGGCCATCACAAAGGATCCAACCTTCGTCGGCTTGAGTAGTACCCCAAAAAACTGGGCGTCTCCCATCACTTCCACCTAATGTCACGTTATGAAACGGAACTACGGCGCCGGCTGGAACGGTAATGTCGATATTTTTCCAAACTGCTCTGTTAGTTCCAGGCGCCACCTTTGTGGTTGATGGTCCGTTGGCTTGGATGCAGCGGTACTTAGTCCCATTCTGCATAACCTCGTTCCCAACTTCGTAGTCCAAGAGAGCGGAATAATTCATAATCCCGCCCTGTTGATACCACAGCAAAAATTGAGAAAGCAAGAAAAAGACGCCATTGAAGTCCGATTTAAACGGAGGAATGCCGCCTTGTTCGATGGGAATAGCATTTTCTCGTCCCCAACCTATTTGCTGAGAGAGTCGTCCTAAACCAGCTTCTTCTGAAGTTAACGGAGGAATGGTAATTTCTCCGTCCTGGGCGATAGCCGCGCTTAATTGATACTTTGGATAATTACTCATATCTCAATGACCTTTGAGGGATTGAAGACACCTTGATTAAAGGGCAATAAATTGGATCCGAAGAATCCGAATACCAGATTGTTTGGAACGACCGTCTCCACATTTGCCAAAACCCCAGCAGGCCTGTTTAACAATCCGTAGTTTTGCAAAATGGCGATTTGGACAGCAGAGGGATCTCCAACAATGCGAATCGTTATCGTCATATCCTGGTAGTCGGTGACAAATGCCGGCAGGCCTATCAACCGAGTAAGCAAAGAATTAATGGTTTCAGCCGTAGAGTTCGAGACGTTTACGACGGCTCGATAAAAAATCAGGAACCGGAAAAACTCATCATCCAGCCGAGTGTCCTGACCGTCAACAACGAGGTTACGATTCACGCCTACGCGCTTCCCCCACCAATCCAGCCAAACCCCGGAGGCTGTATCAGGGTTCAATATGAAATTAAAAAACGCGTCCAGTTGAGGAGACGCGTCTATTTCGGCATTGAAAAGTAATCCTAATTGCCTGTACCGCTCTGAATGCGAATACTGCGACTGGAGTGCAATAGAAATCAACGATCGGACATTTGAGAGTTTTCGAAAATCCTCAACACTCAAAATGTTCCGCCAAGTTGCAGAATCTGCCATCCTTAGCCTCCTGTTTGAAACACCAGAGACACATCCGATTCTTGAATCGTGGGCTCCACATTCGCAGGGATCTGGACACTGGATCCGAAGGCTCCGGATCCCAGAGCTACTTGAATGGATGCAACCGGAACGGCTGTAGCTGACTGAATTGCGGCATAGAACCGAGAGGCGTAGACAGTCGACGCCAACGAAACACGGTCATTCGAACCTTGTCCAAGAACGTCATTGATCACAGCCTGAATGACGTTGTTTTTCTCGGTCGGATTCATTGATGTAGCAAAGAATTCGATCTTAACATTAAGGGCTTGGTTCTGCGGTCTGACAATGTTGTAGACGTAAGTTGCGTTGTAGAACCTAGAGTCTGTGAAGGAAACCTGATAGGTTCCGGTAGTCCCGCACCCTGCGTCCTTTCGCTGATAGATTGTTTGGGCGATCTGCTCATCCTCCCCGCCCACAATTGCGACCAAGATGGAATGAGGATTGATGCTTACGCCGAACTGCGTGATAACCGCATTCGTCGGATTCTCTAAAACTCTGACATCGAGAACGCCTTCAAGCGCCGCTAGGTTTGCTTCAATCGCTTCGACATACCCGGTAGCATTGACCGCATAACTTTCTACCATTCGGTTTCTAAGTTCTGCGTCTGTTTCCTCATCGCGTCCAACAACACCCGCGGCAGGATTGTTAATAGTGTCCCATCCGGCAATCGTTGTGACGATTCTGTTTACTGCTCCCGCTGCTACTTCTAGCGGGCCGTGTTCAATAGCAGTAAAGGTTGTTGTGACGCTTCCGGTGTCTCCGATTCGCGCACCTGCTGCGGCCGAATGCCTGTACTGGTTGCCAAGAGAATCTTGTGCGATCGCACCATAGGGAATAACCGTCCCCTTCAGACCCGTGAGCACACAATTGACCACCGTAGGCTCGGAGATTTTGCGGTCTAAACCGTAAAGCGCCGCTAGTGCATCTAAGAACTTCCCTGTTGCGAGATCAGGATTGACCATATTCGACAAGAAAAGAATCTCAGAGTTTTTAGCCTCGATTTCGGCCACGATCAGATCAAGGACCTGTCCCATTGGTGAGCTGGGCTCGATGTTCAAAAGCGGATCAGTCGGCGATGTTTGAAACGCCTGCTGTATCCGGGAGCCTAGGTCAGACCGAATCTCTTGCGTACTCGGAAGTTCAACGCCGACAAGTGGATTAAAAATGATTTGAGCCATAATTTTTAGAACACAAAAGAAACTGTTTCGTCCTGTTCAGTCGTGATCGTGATTTCTCCGTGAAGAGTTCTCGTTTCCTCATCGAACTCGGTAATATCCACAGAATCAACAGATCTCACCCCATCGACTCTATTCCCTGCCTCATGAATCAACTGAGCCAGAACGGATGAATCCAACTTTTTGGCGAGTTGGGCTTCTTTCCATGCAATGCCGTTGGCCTGCTGGAAGTAAGCATCGTTGGTCCACAACCGAATCTCATTAGCCAAGTTCTGAGCTATGGCCAAAGCCCCGGACGTTAAAAGGATGTTCCCTTCTTTCGTCAGCTGAAGATCCCACGACTGAGGATTCAGAAGAGCTGTTTTTGCTGTATGCGGCATGATCTAACTTCCTCGTTTACTGCGGGGCGCCGGTGCTTGAATTCCCGCTTTCCACGCCAGAATGAACGTGCTCAGTCAAGCTGATACCCTTCGCTTTAACATCGCCACTGAATGTTGCGTCAGCGCCGCCAGAACCACCGCCGGAAATTGGTCCGTTCAAATTGATCTGAGCAGAGTTGACTGTGAAACTGGTGCTTGCATTGACCTCACACTCTGGGGATTCAATCGTGATCTTTGTCGGAGCTTTAATTTTGATAGTTCCTTCGTCTTCTAAATGAATGAAGACTTCCGGAGCTTTCCCCCAGAATCCACCAATGTAGAAAGAATCAGAGGGATCGAACTCTCTAAATGTCGCCGGAACCTTGGACGTGTTGTCTCCGTTCACATTTGAAATATCGTGTTTTGCAACAACAGCCAAGCCAACATCGCCTACTTTTGGATCACAGACGATAGCGGCAGTACCATGCTGCAGTCGAAAGTACGGCAATTTAGGAATCGTCGTTACTTCAATCCCTTGAGCCTGTACATTCATAGGCTTTAGCAAGGGCTTGGCCGTAACGTAACCGGCGCCGGCTTCTGTGCCTGTCCTCTTGACTGCCGTTACCGTGACTGGAAATGCCGTATAAACCGTCTTAGAAAGGATCGACTTTACGAAAAACTCTAGGGCATTTATGGGATTAGAGCCTGCAAAATCATCATAGTTTGCACTGAATTCTTGATTACTCATCGACCTCACCACCTCGGATAGATTGCTGTAATGCTCGTTTTCCACGCCTGAGCACCAGGATCGTTTGCACTGAGCTCATGTCGAAGCCCCGTGATCTTCCAAGTTCCGGATGCTCTTGGGACTATCGTCTCTAATTTGAAATTTGCTCCGATCCGCAGATCCGGCCTAAAGAACGTTGTGACGTTGATTCCGTTATTGGAAAATGTCGGATACCCGATCATCCCATTCATTGCGTTAATCAAGGGAATAGATCCCTGAGTCTTCCGGATTCCGTGTTTTTCAACGAGCACCACCTTGTCATCGTCAAAAATCAGATTGGCCCCCACTGCTCCGGCAATTCGTCTCATTTTCGTAACCGGATCGCCTTCAATGATGCAGTCCTTGATTGAAGCTGTGATGTCGTTATTCTCAAGTGTGTAGCCGATCTCTTTTGAGATCTGGTCAATTAAGCCTGCGACCGTTTGATTTCCGTTAACAGAAATTGGCGGCTGAGGAATCAGTGCGGGAAATAGTCCGCAATTAGCTTCGATCTTAAAAGTCGGAGAAGGAGCAGCATTGAAATCCGCCCAGGCGTTAATTATTTCGCCCTTGAAGATAACCGACAGAGTTTTTCCCTTCTCTCCGGCAGAAACATTGATTTTGTTTCGCTTCAACGAAAATGACTTAAAACCTAAATGGGTCAGCCGCTCCATCGTGGTTAACGACAGCCCTTTAAGTTCTACCTGAGCCTTAGGAAATGCAGGACATCCGGACTTGTCGACCGTACACTTAACGGCAAATCCCTGAAACGTGACCGCCTCTTGACCGTCCAGCGTGATAGTTACAGCTACCTCTTTTTGCGTGTACGTTGTGTTTTTATCAATTTCCGGCAGTAGTGACGGCATTTCCTGCCTCCTCGTAAATCAATATCCATCGCGAATTGAGCCCCTCGTATTGAGGGTCCGAGTTCCCTAAGGTATCGACAAAAAACAAACGCCCCGAAAATAGAGGCGTCGGATAACAATTGATGTCGGTGCCTACACAACATCGGCGCCCAGCGAATATCTGGACACCCTCAACCATCAGGTCACAAAAGAGGTATTCGGCAACTTGTCGTAACCGGATAACGCAGTTTTGACCGTCAAGAACACATGAGAACTCTTGGAACGGAAGAGCACTTATAACGATTTGGTTCATTTTTTCCATCCTCTAATCCGATCCGTAATATCCTTAGCAATCCCTGGTTTTACTTGAGCTTGCCCTGTGTTCACCTTATTGGCCGAAGTTGCACGCTTGGGCGAGTACGAGGTTTTTTGCTGGCTTAGGTTTACAGAGACAATTTCAACAAACGAAGCGTGAACGTTGAGCATTGAGGCGCCCGTCGTTTGAGTTCGGGAAAAATCATAGTGATCGAGCGCCATGTTTCGCCAAATTTTGGCGGGGCTAAATATCGTGCAGGTGTCGGTACTGTTCAATCGCCTATCAAGCATGGCAAGGGCCAAAACCTGAATGGCGTAATTACCGTTAAACAAAAACTCCACGTTCACCCGTTCAGGTTCCCGCACAATGTTGAATGCAGCCAGCTGACCATTTTCAATAGGCTCTGTCGGAACCCTTGAAGATTTATCTGCATCAACTGCGCCAATAGAAGTGTACGGAACGAATGGCAGAAGGTTGTTGCCAACTACCGCCCAGCCCATGGACATTACAGAGTTTAGACTAGCCATTTAACCACCACCTTGACGATATCCACTGGCCGCATTCTGGAGCATATCCTCATAATCGCCCTGACCTTCCATTACCGCACGGTAGGCGGCGTCATGTACGGCTTTAGGATCGGCGTTACCCTGAATCGTAATGCTGACATCCGTTTTCATCGGCGCGTTGATAACAGAAGAGGAAGCCCTAGGAACAATCGAAGCGGCGGCGCCGGCCTGAGCTCCCGGAGGTGCTTTAATCGGAGCCTTCTTATCGTCACCAAAGCCAAACCATCCGCCCACTGTGCCAATCGATTTAGAAGCCCAGTCAGGTAATTTCCAATCGGTGAAAAACTTCATTTTGTCTTCCAACCATTTGAAAATTCTTTTGCATCCGGATTCAATGTCCTCCCACGCCTTAATGAAGTTATCCTTCATCTTTGGGATGGTATTTATCAGGTTCGCGATATCTTTAGCCAAATCTCCGATAAACCCTACGACAGCCGTAATCGCCGCTACAACCACGTCCCCGAAGGCCTGCAGGAACATGTCTTTGAGCGGTGAAAGTTTGTCTAAAAGGTCTGAGATTGACTTCCAAGCGTCCTGAAACGACTTGCGGATTCCTTTGATCTGATCGTCCGTATAGCCTACAGATTTCAGGAAATCTTCAAATACGCTCGGTCCGCCTTTGGCGAAGACAATTAAGTCATCGATAGCCCCGGCAAGCAGGAGAACTCCTGCAATAAGAAGACCAATCGGACTGGCTAGAAGACCGAGCAGCTTGCCCGCCATCATGAGGGCAGATTTAGGCCCAAACGCCAATGCCGCTGCTGTAGCAATACTGGTTAACGCAATTTTGATAAATTGGCTATGCTCTCCAATAAACAAAGAGGCGTCGCCGAAAACCTTGACGGCCTTCTCAATGTACGGAAGGAAAAATTTCGCAATTCCATTACCGATACTTTGAATCGCCATTCCGGTCACTTGCCACGAAATTTTGAAGCGTCTGGCATTCTCTGCATCCTTAGGCGTTAAAGCGAGTTTTCGATATGTCTCTACCAGCTCTCCCATCTGCTTATTGTTTTGCAGAAAAACAGCCGCGCTTTCGCGGGTCAGTCCGAGGTATTTCAGAGCGTAGTTTGCTTGGGCGCCGGTCATGCCATTGAGCTGTTTTCCCATACGAAGGAAAACTTCTCCGCTTGCTCCGGTGCGCTCAGTAAACGCTTGCATGGCCTGAGTGAATGCCTCGGCGCTTCCGCCTGCTGCTACGTTCGCTTTTCGCCATGCATCAATCTCGGACACATTCATCCGGACCTTTTTAGAGAAGTCGTCAAGCTTTGCGCCTTCATCTATGTAATTGCCAAACATGAATTTGGCACCAAACATAGCGGCCAGCGGAGCAGCGTAACTCTTAATGGCGGAAAAGACTTGTTTCGCCATTGAATCCAGCTGAGAAAGAGATTTCGAGGCATCCTTTGAAGCCTTTGAAACATCCTTCCCTGCTTTCTTACCGCTCGTTCCAACGTTCTCTAAATCTTTAGAGGTTTTCTTGGCGTTTTGTCCAGCCTCATTTATTGAAGAAGAGACCTCTCTGATACCGTCAGAGCCTTCTCCCAGAGCGTCAAGCTTTGCGCCTGCCTCCTGAGCAAATCCGAGCAACTGATTCAGCTTCTCAGACATTAGCTCGAAGAATTTAACTACGTCATTCGAGTTGACGGATACGTCAATTACTAAAGAGTCGGTCTTTTGAGCCATGTTCTTAAGCGCTCTTTTGCGCCACCCACGAGTTGTAGTTCTTAATCAAAAGTGCCTCGTCTAATGCGTAGGCATCTTCCAGCGTTAGTTGTGTCTGAAGCTCGACCAAGGACGCCATGCCGCCGTTGATTAAACGAGAGATCAGAGGCGATAGCTGAGTTGTGACTGCTACGCCTCTAACCTTGGCACAATCGGCTAAGAATTCTGCACGGCGGGGGAGAACTGGCGTATCAAGTCGGGAAAAAAACCGAAGTTCGCCTTGAAGCTCTCGATTCTGAGTTTGAGAATGGTCAACGGACTGGAGATATAACCGTCTGCGTCATCGAAGGAGAATTTGATCTCGCTCTTACCATCCACCTTGTAGACCTCGGAAAGCAGCTCGTCTAAAAGAGCCTTAGCTTCTACATGAGGAACACTTACAAGCGCTTTGATCACGTCTCTGTATCCCATTTCGCTCTCAATATCGAGGTTCTTGCCCGTCATCAAAGCAATTCGGATCATCAGATCTTCAGCTTTAGTTGCAGGAAACGGATAAATCTTGAAGGTCAGCTGATTACCGCCGTCTTCCAATTTGATAACTTTTGGTTCCTTCATTTTTTAGATACGCTCCATGGATTCGAAGTGGAATACCCAAGTTGTCGGCGCCAGAACTTTATTCAGTGCCGGCATCGGATTTGCCGTCTGCAGCACACCATTTGAGAACTGGTAGGTCTTGCCGATAGACGGGATCTTGACTGTCAGATTGCAAACATAGAGCTGTTTGTTGGCGCTCATTGCTTCGTAAAGCGTAGTGAATGCTGTCGCAGTCGGAGAGTTTGCTTCAAGTGTGATCGTTACAGGGTAGATGTTCGGAGTAACGCCCGCTGCCATAAAGCCATCTACGCCCATACGGGTCTCGGCAACCTGCTGGGAATCAGCAACGATAGCCGCATCTGTGGAGAATCTTTCCAGCTTCAGACCGTTCGGATACAGCTCTTCAATCGTCATCACTGCTGACGCATTGGCTGATGTGATGTCTAATTTCGGTTTCATTTTTTATTCATTCCTAAATGAAAAACCCGCCTCACGACGGGTCTTTGCGGTTGTGAAATTCGATTACATGACAGCGGTCAGTGGCATTTCGATTCGTTGGACACTGCCGGCGTAGGTGAAAAATAATCCAAGTCTCGGACTTCCTCTTTGGGTTCTCACATTTGCGGAAGGAGCCTCAATCAAATACCAATAGCCTTTAGAGTAGAGGTCTTGCTTAATCGTCGGATTGTTGGTTTCCGTCAGCAACTGCTGAACCTGCGAGTTGGACAGAGCCAGTCCTGTATCAATTACGCCATTACGCTTGGCATCGTTGATGGGATCGAGCAACCATGCCTCGATATAAGCAAATCCGGTGGCGTTATAGGGAGCGCGATTGATAGCCGCGAACCCGTCCATGATCTGACGCTGGATGCGTGCCTTGAACCAAATCATGCCGTAGAGGGCATCGATCCACTGATAAATACCGGAAAGCAGACAGCCTCGGTTGATGAAATCAAACTCAGCATTACGTGTTGCGAATGCGCCCACGTAATTGACCTTGAGATCATCCAAGGCTTCAGCAACTTCGTCACTGAGAACGGAAGCCTTAATTCCGGAAGCCGATTTTGCGAACCACGTCTTAATGCCTTGGATAGCGGACCAATCAATAGAAGCGCCAACTGCAAGGAAGGCCGCGGCATCCTGAGCGGTACCGTAAACCATCGCCAAACAGTTGTAATTACTTTCAGCTAATTGGGCGGCTTTCGTTGTGGACTGGGTAGATTGATTCAGCATCTTTGTGTCTGTGGACCAATCAAAGTACACGTAGTCATCATCAATGTCGGCCCAAGCCGCTAAAGCGGAAGCCTCAACCACCTCTGTCGCATAAAGCGTTGTGAATCCGACCCAGTTGCGAGAAACAGAAGTGACAAGGTTCATATTCTGAGCCGGAGTCAGGGCATCAGAACCTTGAGAGAGTACGGCGCCGGAATCCTCCGTCAAGCCGAGTAATGCAGATACATCCGTCCCTGTGGTCGCTTTTGTCGCGAAGGAAATTGAAGCTGTATCGCCTGTCTCTGTGGTGGTCAGGATGATGGCATTTTGATCAGAGTTAAAGGCGCCGGAAACCGCTCCCACAGCAGAGGCCAGCTCAGTTGCAACGTCACTGAAAGACTTAGCCGTGGAGAAGTCGAGGTTCACGACTTCTTTTTCCGTGCCGTTAACCGAAATCGTCAGAGAACCGGTCTTAATGGCTGTCAGTTCAGAAAGTTGAGCCGTAATTGGAGCAGACTTAATCCAAGCGGCGGCATCTGCATTGATTCTGCGGGCCACAAAGAGACGATTGATAGACTTCTGCTGATTGTTCACGCCGGAGAAGTACTGATTAGCAAAATCAGCCTCAGGAGACTCGGCACCAAAATAGTTCCCGACAGCGGCAGCAGTCACAAATTCAAGTGCCGGAGAATCTGCAGGAATCAGAGCATTCTGGGTCAGCAGCAGACCATTTGTTTCAAGATCGGCGCTCCCTGCGCTTATCACTCTCGGAGTGATAGAAACGAGTCGCGATGCATTGATTGACATGTTTTTCCTCAAAATAAAAAAGCGCCAGAAGGCGCCGACGATAATTTTTTATGGGGTGGCTATAGGCCACGCCAGGAACTCATTTATTTGAAAATATCCTTTACAGCCTTAATCGCTTTCGCAATCACCCAAACTGCGAGTCCGTAACCTATTAGGTAAACGGGAAGAGCTGCATACAAAGGAACGGCAGTGACCATGGTTAGGGCCTCCGCTAAGTCGTGTAAAATGTTCATATTGACTGATTCCCTTGCAATCAGTTAACTCAAACCCCGCTCAGCTACCAACTGATCGGGGCTATTTTTTTTCATAAAATTCTTATTCTTAGGACTGACATCTTGACTGCCTCATCTTCTTGAGGTAGTCTCCCTCTTACAGGTCGAAGCAAAGACTGTGACCCGTGTAAAATCATCACGGAATCCTTAGAGGATGGTAATAGCGCAGCGTCTCCGGCCTTTTCTTTTTTCCTCTTCATTGCAGTCTCAAATCTTCTCTTTTTACTTTCAAAACTCTCTACCCCATTAGTGTTTACACTGTAGGGATGTAACGTTCCATATTTCGTTTCTCCAATATCGACAAAGATTGTTTTCTCTTTCCCGTTTATGTTGAAGGTTTTCATCTTGGTATGGAACGCCACTTGCTTACCGTGGTTTGGCTCTTCCCTTCTTCCGGGATAGTCTCCGCTTTCTATTACTTCTGGCACGTAAGGAAGGGCGTTTAGTATGTCTTTTAAGTTTGGCTGAAACTTTTTAAATTCGCTTCTTGCCTCGCTAGAAAAGGTCACAACAGCAGGAGTTTCTTTTCCATTTAGCTCAACTACTGTTGGAACTGTTCCTCCACGCAATTCATTGTCGTAATAGTTTGTGATTGCCTTATTTAAATTACCTTGAGCCTTTCGCACATAACTTGTTGTGTCTTTAGATGGAGGCTCTTCTAAAAGGTTTTTCTCTGACTTTGGAAACGTTGGCTGTTTAGGTCTCTTCTGTTGGTTATTCTTTTCCTGATTAGATTGTTCAGCTTGCCTCTCAATCTTTTTCCCTACTTTCCCTTCTAACTTTCCTGACTTTCCAACAGGAATATGGGTTCCGTGTGACGTTATCCAATCTTCCGGATCTTTTTCTGCATCCCTTGCTTTTCCAAGATCTGCATAGGTCCTACCCAAGCCGTACATCACTCCTAGCTTGAATGCACGCCCAAGTTTGAAAGCAAGTTGCTCGTTCATTCCTTTTCCTTCGGCGGGTAGCTCACATCAACGTTTTTCAGGTCAACATCAACCGCACTAAAGAATCCCATCGAAACCTTTATCTGGCTCTGCATGCTGAGGTGAATCATCAGCGTTGATCTTCGGACATAGTTATCGGAGTCTCCGACGATGGTTGTGTCTCTCGGATCGTCTGCATGAAGCAGGCTGATTCCTCTATCAACGAAAAACTGCACGCCGACTTGAGACCTGCATACAGTCTCCAATGCCTGAGCTCTCAGCATCGCATTCATGCCGTCCGAGCCGTTTAAAGTCGATGCGTAGCAATCGACCTGAACCAAAACCTCTGTAGTCGTTGAGAGATAAACGTTGTCATCGTTTTGGTCCTGCTCCCAGTCCTCGGCACTCGTCCCGTGTCGAACGCTGGAGATGTAGGAATAGATGACGTAATCGTTCCCCTCAGGAGGCAATGCCAGATTGTTCTGATTGCCGTAGAAAATGTTTTCCGGCGCCACCTCCGGAACTGCAAATATCTCAAGAAATTCTTGGATCGCTGTCCGGATGTTCGGGGTCAGATTTTGTGCTTTCATCTTCTTCCTCTACGATGTTCAGCTTCTGAGGCGTGGTTTGGAATGTGCAGCGGACCGCCTCCCAACCTGCGTCCGAAAAATCTTCGATCACCGCAGTGATCAACCACTGGCCTCCTTTGGAATCTTCGACATAATCTCCCGACCTCGCTAATGGCCTATAGATTGCCCAAGGCCGCTGCTTCTGGTCGCTCGATGCGTAGAGGTACAGGCGCCGGATGATGGTGTTCTGTCCGGCTAAGTTGGCATGGTCAAGAGCGCTATCGCCTTCGCTTTGAAAATTCCCCTGAATCTCTTCAGGCGGTGCGTAATACGCTTGGACGATTCCTCCTACATTCTTTTGGCCGACCGATCGATACAGCTTGAATTTTTCGTCAGCATAGTTGGCGTTAATTGCCTGGCGGACAATTGCGTGTAGGTTGAGAGACATTAGGAAACCTTCCAAGTTATGGAGCTCTGGAGGACGCCACTCAGCGTCAGAGGCTTTGTGGTCATCACGTTGTTAGGGAGAAGGCCTTTTCCTTTAGATTTTTTGGCCTTGTCCATTTCTCCGCGAGCTTCCAGTAAAGCCATCGTGAGTTTGGACCGTTTTTCGAAGGAACCTGCTGGGATACCTGCATTTCGAATAGTTTCCTTAATATCGTCCGTCGCCATTTGGCCCATAATTCCAAGGGAATGCTGAATATCGAAGGTCTTGAGAAACCTTGATTTGAATTTTGCAGTCCAATCTGATCGCCTTTTAGCGTAGGTATCTCTCATGAATGGGCGCGCCGGAAGATGCAACGTCCCAAAATTTTGGATGTAATTTCCATCCTTATCATGGATTGGCAGGTCTAATATCCCCGATAAATACGCATTTTGCTTCCCTGATACCCTTTGCACCCAACCGTACTCTAAGTACATAGCATAGGTCGCCACATCAGGGATCATGACTCCAACTTCAAGCTTCTTATTTTTTTCAGCTTTAAGTTTGTCTGCCAGCTTTTTGAACGCATTGTTAGATGTGATGTTGATGCCCATCGTCATCCCCACGGGTGATAATTATTTCCGGGATAAACTCTGCCGCCGATTCGGTATTTGGCAGTCAGCGTCCAGTACATGGCGCCGCATTGGGTTTGAGCCCACCAATCTCCGACAAAAGTATTCGTTTTCAGAAGGTCAAAGCTAGTACTCACACTTCCCTGCGTAGCACTAGCAATCCTGCCAACTTGACCATTCGGTTGCTGGCTAAGTGTCAGCAGGTGGCAGGTTACAAGATCAAGGAGTCGCTCCCTCGTATAGATCTTGTTATCCGGATCGTAAGGAGCAAAGCTGTCGGCGTCCGTATTTCCTACGAACTCCACCGCCAAATCAAAGTAGAACTGCAGAGTATCGTCTGGGAATTTGACTTCATCAGAAAACGCAGGATGAAGGATTCGAAATTTTTCAGGATCAAAGACGACGACAGCCATTTTGTTAACCTTCTTCGTTCTTAACTTCTTCAACGTTGACCGATTCAGGATCGATCGGATTGAGCCCGTGAGACGCTTCTTTTAATTCGTCCTCTCGGCCTCTGAATTCTTGAACTGATTTCATCTCAAGCAGGCACGGAATACCGCCATTCACGCCTGTGAATACAGCCTCCTGACCATGCATGCGCTTGATGTTTTCCCAGTCCTCTTTATCGATCTGGAATGCGACAGAGTTTCCCTTGCCCAGCAGGATCCCGTCACGTTTTCCTCTAAGCGAATCATTTACGCCCGGAAAAACGATCGTTTTTGTTCCGCCATTGCCATTCGGCACATCATCAAATTTGAGGCCGTGTGCCAGAGTGCAAGCAATGATCACCGTGGACTGAGTTTTAGCAGTGCTCTTCTTCTGGGTATTGCTGAAATTGTCTGCGACAACCTTTCCGGATGTTGCTTTCTGAGTTGTGTTTGTACGAGCCATTATTTCAATCTCCTAAGAAAGAGGCCCGAGAGATCGGGCCTCCGTAGCTGGTTAGTTCAGGTTAGATGCCGAGCATCGTGGCAACGAGGCTGGGACGGCGAATAACAGCGCCCCAAGTTCCGCCAACGACCTTTTGCTTGTAGCTTGACATTTCCGGAACCACACGACCCAAGAAATACTTCTCAGAGAATGCGCAGATACCAGTCTCAATGCCAAACAGGTCTGGAACAGTCATGTACAGCATTTCACCAGCCGTTGTAGTCAGCTCAGGAAGCTGAACAACCTCGATGTTGGGGAATGACTGCTTGAGCATAGTCATGGCCGTAAGACCGAAGGAGTTCGGCTCGGTCAGGTAAGGAGCTCTGGTGTTGCTGACAGCGAGAATGATGCGGGAGTTCTGATCAACCAAACCGCCGTTATTCTTGCTAATTTCAGCCCAAAGCTTGTTAATGTCGTTATAGACAATGTTGGCAGTCTTCTCAGGCTGTGCAGCGCACTTTGCTGTCCACGTAGAGTTAGCGGTAGATCCCGTGGTGATGGAGATCGGAGAAATCGAAGCGTTCAGGTTCGGGTCATTTAACAGACCGTAGACCTTCTTACCTTCGACGCCATAAAGCGCAAACTTGTTGTGAGCCATCGCCATCACGTAAGCAGAAGCCTGTTGTTTAGAAGAAACAACATTCAACTTGGCCTTGGCCGCAAGGCCGACTTCACGATCGCCATACTTGATGACGGTCTGGAACAAGAAGTTTTCGCGAGTCGGGTAATCAACGTTCACGTCTGTGGAGACGTTCTCTGCGAAGTCAGAGTAAGGAGTCACATTGCCGGCATACTCTTCGACCGGGAAGGTGAAGAAGTTATCTGTCCAGTCACCCTTTCTTTCTTCGCCGAAAATCTTTGTAGCGTTCTGGGCGGCAAACAGGATGGGGACGACCTGCGGGTCAATGAATGTCGTGAAGACGGAAGGGACGCCGACAGACACGGGAGTCTGCAATGCGGCATCTCGAGCCATTGCCTTAACCGTTGCATCGTAGTCGACGTTGATCTTACCTTTGGCGTCTGTGGAATAGGACATGAATCCTTTTGCTTCCACACCATGCACGCCTTTTTGCTTTGCTAATTCAAAATCGTTCATTTTTTACCTCAGATTAGGATCCACTCGCGGCAGGCTGATAACCGAGGCCGTGATTGGAAATGATGATCGTGTCGCCCTTTGCACCAGCCGTCTGAACTGTCCAACCGGTGTCATTTGCGGCGCCGGCAGCACCAAATGTGATGGCGCCAGTGGTCGGATCACAGAGAACAGCTTGACCGATGGTTGCGGCCGCAGGTGCGACGATGTAGTAGTCACCTCGAACGGCAATCGTCAGCTCAGCCCCTTTCGGATAAATGTCCGGAGTATCTGTGCCCAGCTCGATGGACGCTGTGAACGTGCGCTCAACAAAACCGATCGGTTTGGCCCCTGCAGAGCCCTTCAAGGATGCGATTGGGAATTTCACGGCTGTTCCGGTTGTGGAGGCGGCTACAGCAAACGCAAAACCACCGCACTGGACAGTACCGTCAGACAAGTAGTTCTGAGGCGTGTAGACGGCCTGATTGAATGCAACCTGCTGTCCCGGAATACCGATAGCAGGATAGAGACCTACAGATTTTTGAAGCATCAAAAAATCTCCTATTTATTTAACATTGTTCAAAATTGCGCTGACGGCAGTCGGCTTCTCGGTCACCTTGGCGCCGGAGTCTTTCGCACCAGCTAAGGCCTTTCGACCCTGCATGTAGGCGCGATACGCAGAACGAGCTTCGGATGCGGGGATGTTTTTCAAACCGAGTTCCTTGAGTGCTGCCACATAGATGGAACCTGCGGAGTCATAGGATCCGGCACGGATAACACCTAACACCGGCTTGACTTCTTCGATTGCGGCCAGTTCAGAGTAGATGGCGTTTCGGAGAATCTTCATGGAGTCAGAGGCAGAACTCTTTTCTTCTTTGCCATCATCAGGTTTCGGATCCTCATCTTGTGCGCCTTCATCTTTCTTCTGGGCGTAATTCAATCCGGCAGCAAAAGCCTTCTTCTCTTCTTCAGAAGCTTCATCAAGACCACAGGATTTCAGTGCATCTTCTGCTTCTTTTTCGAGATAGCGTTCTTCGCCTTCGCGTTCGTGATCAGAATCGAGGCGTTTAGGATCGTCCTTCTCACGTTTTTCGCCATAAAGGACGCCAGCTTCAAAACCAGCCTTGAAGTTCGGATCCTTCATTTTTTCATCGAGCTCCGGATCGTCGTCCTGTGCCTCTTTTTGATCATCAGGCTTGGGATCTTCGTCTCCTGTAGCCTGAGAGTAAGCCAGGTCAGACAGAGTTGTCTTAAGCTTTTCAGCTTCTTCGTCCGTCAGGCCTTTTGCCTTCAGTCCTTCGATGATTTTTTGAATCATCGCGTCTTTGTCATCATCTTGAGCGCCGTCAACGATTTTTCCGTTGGGATCAACGGAATGCAAATCGATAATCGCCTTTGCTAACGTCACTTCAGCCTGCTCAACAGCGTCATCTTTTTCCATATTGAGAAAGTCCTTATTAGAATCGCGAACTCTTACCTCAGGCCCAGCGCGCCCAGTTTCCACAAGCGCCAGATGGTTCGCTCTGATCCGGCGTTGCACATAGTCGTATTTCTCTCCATCAGGTGTCTCTCCCGGCGTGAAGTCGGGCTCGAACGTATATGCCAGGCTCAACTCACGCATTGAACCGTCCTCGATCCTGCTGCGTGCGTCCTGGTCATAAATATGTAGAGAGTTAACTAAAAACGGAGCCTCAAAAGCTCCGTCCGTTCCGGTAGTACCCACACGGGTTTGTTTGTTCTCGGGGGCTCCGTGATCATCGTGATGCTCCAGATGAATCGGGATACCGTTAATTGATTGAATAGTTTCGGGAGAACTAAGTTCTTCAGGCGGTCGATAGGCGTGATAGAGCCTTTCAGGGTCTAATCCGAGCTCTCGCCAGCCTGCAATCTCTTTCCCGTAATACGGAGCAACTTGAACTCTTGTCAGCGGAGACTTTTGGACATGGAGGAAACCGTTGTCGTCCACAGATCGAACACTCACAGAATCAATTGCAACCGTGCGTTTTAGATTTCCCACAGTAATAACCTCGAAAATGTTTAATCCGGAAGGATGCTTCTGAACTGGCATCTGCACCAATAAAGCTCACCGGGCATCACGTTCCGACCGACCTCCTTGTCGTACAGGCCTTTAGAAAGATCAAACTCTTTTCCGTTCATCTCAATGTGGCTTTCTCGACTGGTGTACTTGCCAGGGACATGAATCCAAACCCCTCGAGTAATCCCTAAACCTTTGCAGTTGGCCTGCTGAATCTGCTGATTCAGTTTCAGCGTTTGGTCAATTGCCACACGCTGAGCTCGTTGAGCCGTAAATGAAGAAGATCGTCCAAGGGCTTCCACAATCTGCGAATACGTGCCATGACCTTCGTAAGCATCCATAAAGGCAGAGCGAATATTTGTCAGCTCGGATGTTGTGATGTTGCTGATGAGGCTCGTCGTGTCGGCGACCATTCCCGGTAGTTCATTTATTGCCTGAGGCGTGATGAAGAAGTGCTTGCGCGTCTGCCTCATCTCATAAGCAAAAACGGAATCAGGAATGCCCGCCGCCTTGAGCGATGCCTTTTGGGCTGTCGAGACATCGGCGGCAAGGTTTTTCACGTACCACTCAGCAATCTGGCGTGTTTCCCGATCCGCCGTTCTTATCCAGTTGCCCATGTTACGGGCTATGAAGTCATCAACATTGCGACGGAATCTATCCGGATCACGAAGAACCAAGCGGTTAATTCGTTCCTTGATATTCCGCAGCCGTGCGCGATCGAGAGGATCGTCCGGACGGAACGTTAAGGAAGCGTCCTCGGTCAATCCTCCAGCATCGGACAGATAAAGGAGAATCTCGTTGAGAATCCTATTTCTAAAGGACCGCAAGAAGGTGTCGAGCTTCTTTTTGAACTTTGCCTGTCTGCCTAGATTCGGCTGAACAGCACGAGCAGTCTTCATTAGAAAATCTCTCCAGCTTTGTCTTCATCAACCTTCGGCGCCGGCGCCACGTTCTCGGCCGAGCGCTGTTTCAGGAAGTTGTTCATCAGCTCATTCTGCTGACTGGGATCATCGGTCATGAGCTCTCCCTCCATCCCTTCCGGCAATTCTTCCGGAATGAAGTCCAAACCCATATCGGAATCGCGTCGGACAAACTCACGGACCTCTTCAGCACTCAGAACATTGCGGTCCTGCAGAACAGCCAACATGTCGACCTTCGTCTTGGCCGTGATTGCTGTGGCCGCGGCATCTGCCTCTCCAAGTTCGTTGAATTTGAATGTAATGGACTGATCAACGTGTCCAAATTCCACCAACTGGATAGCTTTCAAGACAGTTTGAATTGCGTCTCGATTGAGCTCTTGTTTTGATTTGATATGGTCGTAGTAATTCCGGATGTCGCTCTGACCGGTAGCGTTGAAACCGCTCGGAGAGATTCCGAGCAGCTTGACCGCCGGTGTACGGTTAATGGCCGCAATGAATTCCAGAGCTTGACGAATAATGCCTTCAACTCCTGAGATCGTCAGTGTGATGTTCTGCAGATCCTCGGAAGAATCACAGGCAAAAATGGCCTCATTAGAGCGATAACGCTGTAAGAGCATCATCTTCGCGTCTAACTGCTCAATCCCGCCAGCTTCAAAAGCCTCAGCAAAATTTGTTTTGAATACCGTGAGGTTGAGTTTCTCCAGAATGCTGACGCCCGTTTCTCTGGCCTTGTTCCAGTGCAGCACATAGTCCCATAAGATCTGAGCCTGTGGGATTCCAAGGAAGTTATAGGCTGGTCTCAGAAGTAAAGGGGGCTCATTGTCAACCAGTCGAATAAGACGAGATGCATGCACCTCTTGCCCAAAAACAAACCAAGACTTTGGCTTAAGGTAATCATCTTTGAGCGGCTGGTTGGCGTTGTAAAAACCAGGCGAGACATTTACCGGATCAATGACAATAAATTTGACCGACTTATCCTCGCCAACCAGTTCTGCTGATTTGTCAGAGAAATTAAGAGGGAGCTTTAGAGCCTCTCCTTCGACTCCTGTGTCAACGAAAATGAAGCATCCTCCCATGAAGCCGACGAGGCTCAGGGCTTCATTAAAAAGCCGTCTCAGTCGATACTTGTTCTCCTGCAGATCTTGGAGCTGCTTAACGTTATCCGCCGATTCGTCTTCACCGCCCTCTACCTGAATCCATTCCCGGCACATATCATCCGCGACAGTCTGAATACAGGTGCGGATCATGCCGTTTTGGGCGATATTCTGAAGGACACCGTAACCGACAAACGATGTCATCGGGAACTGTCCTAGGTCCAAAGCGTGCTGTGTCAAAGATGCATAGTACGCGTTGAAACTCGAGCCAATCGCGGCATCGTTCGTGAAGCGAGACTCCTCTTTCTCCGGCTCTTTGGTGTTCAAAGTGATCGGAGGATAAAAGAGCGCTTTAGCATCTTCCGAAGAGAACGATGTTCTAGGAGGCACGAAGCGAGAGCCTGCCGCGTCGAGAATCTCTTGATTGATCTTTCGGCGTTTGTTTTCGTCCAGTTGATTCATGATTTTCAAAATCTAAAACGTGCCTGCTGCATCTGCTCTCGGGTCAGAATGACGCCTGAGCCGTTGCGGAAATAGTTCAATGCCTGAGTTGTGCTGTCCACCTGGTCATCGTGAGAACCTGCGGGAAACTCAAGCAACTCACTGACGTAATGCGGCACCCAAGGCGCTGCACTGTCTTCCGGAATAAAAACATTCCCTGCCTCAAAATAAGGAGTGACGGACGATGCCCGGGCCTCTTTCGATTCAGTGGGCGTTATCGGAACAAATCCCGAAACCGTAGATTTCAGCTCAGAGATCACCGCCGATCCGTTCGCCTTATCTTCAACCAGCTTCCGGACAACACGCGGCCACTTATGGGCAAGAACTCGGACCATCTCTTTTGTCTTCACAAAATCCCATTGGCCCCGTACTTGATCAAGCAGGTAAAAATTCGGTCCTTTTTTGCCCCACACTTGACCGACCACATAGTCGGAGTTTTTGGAATCCTTGAACGTCATATCCCACGACATGAGCGTATGGTCAAACTCTGGCGGAAGGCTTGTTGCTGTCCATCTTCTAAACCACTCGAGCTTGAATAAAGCACCGCCATCGGGAACCGGATGCTGCTGATACAGTGCCTCCCAGTCACGACTGCCGATCGTTTTCTGGATCTGCAGCAGAGTTGAGAGCGGATACCGCTCAGGATGCAGGGCTTCCCCAGCTTTGCGGTGCAATTCGTCATGCTCCGCAATTGCCGGATAATTCACGATCCGGAATGTATCTCCCTCTCCCATTCTCTGGATCAATCGACCAATCAGATCGTCTGTGTGCCAACGGGTGGCCATTACGATGACGCCTCCTCCGGGAGACAGTCGGGTGTATGCGGTCGATGTGTACCAATCCCAAATGGAGTCTCGAATAGTCTTAGAACCTGCTTGAGCTCGGTCTTTAATCGGGTCATCGATAATCAGGATATCGGCACCCTGACCTGTTATGCCCCCACCCACACCGCAAGAACGATAGGCGCCGGCATGACCAACAATCTCGAAGAGGTCAGAGGTTCTTATATAGGATCCCCGGGAGTCGGTACGCACTCTCGAATTGCTGAGCCGAGTATTCGGAAACAGGTCAAAGTATTTCTCATCATCTATTACGCGCTGAACATCTCTGTTGAAGCGCTGTGATAGGTCTGAAGAATACGATGTTGCGATGATTTGAAGCTCCGGATTTCTCCCAAGGGCAAAAGCCGGAAAGCGCCTAGAAACAAGCTCACTCTTCCCGGATCTCGGAGGCATCGTGATAATTAGCCGAGGAGACTTTTTGTCCGCCACGTCCTGCAGGAACCTGTCTAGCTCATCACAAATTTCTTTGTGTACCCAGCCGAGCAGGTAGTCAGGTTTTGTGTGCAATGTGAAGTAAGACAAGCCCTTTCGGGCCTTAGCTAGTCTGATCTCCTGTATCGTTGGAAGCCGCATTCACAATACCCTCCAGCGCGTCTAATTGTTCCAAGGTGAGCTTGCTTAGATCCAGCTGGTTAACCTTGTCGACTTTAACCGGCTCTCCATCTTTGCCGGTAATTTCCTTACGGTCAGTCTCTTTCCACCCACAGCGACTCTTCATGTAAAAAATGGTCGCTGCCGGATTTCCCTCTCGGATGAGAGCCATCAACTTGCCACCAACAAAGGCGTTGGCCTTAGCCTTTCCCTTTTTTATGGCGGTGGCAAAATTGGCAAAATCTTTTTTTCGATTTCTCAAGGTTCGATAACTAATCCCGAGCGCGAGAGCAATCTCTTCCTCGTTGTCACAAACCTGAGCCAGTTGTTCAACCTTCTCCAGATCAATCTGAATGCGTGGACGAGTCCGCTTCTTTTGAACTTTTTCTTCCATGCCTTCAACCTTCTTTTGGTTAACTGGTCACATCGATGATCTTCTGAATTAAATCCTCAGGTCCGAAACTCTTAACGAAATCCTGAACCTGCTCTTTGTATTCGATCGGAATTGAGAGCGTCAGATTAAAGCGGTCTGCCTCGGGCTCCTCTTTTTCCGGTTCTTCCTCTTCCTCAGCGAGTTCGGTGGTTCCACACAACAAAGCATTCAACTCTTCGTCGGAGAAACCAGTGACCAGTGCCAAATCTGTATTCTGCAATTCCTGCAGCTCAATTCTCAGGAGATCAATATCCCAGCCGGAATTAAGAGCAATTCGATTGTCTGCGAGGATAAAGGCTTTCTTCTGCGGATCGGATAATCCGCTTAGCTCGATGGTCGGAACAAACTTACGACCAAGCTTTTTGGCCGCCTTTAAGCGTCCATGTCCGGCAATCACTCCGCCTTGTTCATCCACAAGGATTGGATTGTTGAACCCAAATTCCTTGATCGAACTGGCGATTTGATTCACCTGTTCTTCAGAATGCGTCCGGGCATTGTTTGCATACGGAATCAGGTCATTGACCGGCCTGTAGAGAATTTTGAGTTCAGATTCTTTCATAGTTAAAAAAAGGTGCGCCCAGCATTTTCAGCCGAGCGCACTCCAACCAACCCCAAGGAGATAGTTTGTTAAGGCGGTTTTCTCCGACATTCTCGTCAGGAGAATTAGAAATCCAGCGGAGTGAGCATCTTCCCGTTGGGAGTCTAGGCTTGCTGGATGTTGTAACTTTGTCGCTTGACTACTTAATCAGCGAGTAAGCGAAGGCAAAAGATATGACGGTCATGCACATCATCGCAATGATGGAGAAACCCCAACGGAGAAAAAAGGACCATTTCGGATAACGGTCTAATAGTTCCATGACTAGCTTCCTACAGTGCTTTGATATAATCTCCATATCGACCTACTGGTTCTAGGTTGACACTAAAAACCCCGTACAGCTCGCAACTGTCGGGGTTTTGCTTTGTTTGGCTCGGTGCTTAAGCCCACCGAGAGGCTGTGCGGTTTGTCGATAAACGTTGTGGACAACAATGAAACCGCTAAAGAAATCAAAGGGCCAAGCACCCCAAGATAATTGACAGAATCAACAAAAAATTGATTGTCCGGAGCGCATATCCTCGTCTGTTATGAATAGCGTTCAGAGCATCAATCGAGCGCTGATACTGTTTGAGCAAATCCTTCTGGACGGATAGAACTGGCACATCATCTTGGTAATGAGTGTTCAGCCATCTCAGGTAATCCTTGCAAATTCCGGAAGGATAAGCAGCGCCGCTTGAAAAGATAATCGACATCAGCAAGGACGCAAAGCCTAAAGCACCGGAAACAACTGCCAGCCACAAACTCCAGCCTTGGAAGAAATGGTTGTCGAATAGATAAAACAGGACACCGAGAACCACGACGCAGAAGCCTTGGTAGAAGGCTAGCCGCTTGGTTTGCTCCGGAAGCTCGGCGATAATTTTTCTATCCAGTTCGGCTTTGGCGGTATCGATAAGGATGGATGCAGTCTGGATGTCGTACTTATTGGGTTCGATCATAAAAGTTCCGTTGTTGACCTCTGAGAGGCAACAGATAACAAAAAAGCCCCGAAATCGGAGCTCTCATATTCGCCTGGCTTAAGTTTTGCATCCTCTTCTCTCTGGACACACCGGTTCCTCCGCAAGGAACCGTCATCTTTAAGCCTCTAGGCGGCCTGGCAAACAGGCTTGAAATTGTCTACTTGTGACTATACACCAAAAAGAAGCCCCTCGGGCTGGAGGGGCGGAGTTTCAAATTTCGATTGTTAGGCAGCGTGCGTCAACGCCCAATGCTTGTAACAGTCAAGGTCTTTGACTGAAAATCCGAGATCATCGAGCGAGCGTTCGAGCTCAACAAAATTAAGGTTGTTCACAACGTCCCAAAGTTTACTTGCGTCGGGTACATCCAACGCCAGCATGACCCGCATTGCCTGCATCAGAGGTTTTCTGAAAAGGTAGCGCTGGTAGTAGCAGAACACTTGCAGGGTCTTCAAGAAATCCGCGTAAACAACGTATCGTTGTCTTTCAGTCTTGGTAGGCTCAGAGGCTGGTGCTTCAGGTACGCTCAAGTCAACCGTTTCAATAAAGCGCAGGCAGTCCTCGAATTGCGACTGTTTGAGTTCTGTGTAGCGTGGGATTTGGTAGCGTACCTTGATCGCGCGGTAGATCGTCTGATAGTACACAGCCGTTTTCTTTGCGCGTCTTGCTACTGCCTGTTGGATGGCAACTTGTTGGGCGTTAGTGATCAGGGAGCTGTTCTGCTCTTTCTGAACTGCGTAAAAACCTTGTTTTCGAATTGCCGGGAGAACCTCGTTAGTGACCCAAACGCGAAAACGGTAAGCGAAGGTTCCTTCTTTAACCGCGTCACGGCAACGGAGGATTAAAGTATAGAGACCGCTTTCGGTTACGACATTGGCATTCCCCTGACGCCCTATGTTTAACATAGACCGTTCAAATGGAGCTAATGACTGTAGAGCTTGTGTGACGTTTTGAATGCTTAGAGCTTTGCAAACATCGGCGGCCACAAAAAGAGGTTTAATGAAATCGCCAAAAACGCGAATAGAACAATCTTCAAACGTGAAGTTTGTGAGAGCTTGAGTAGTCATCGACTATCTCCTAGATGAATATTTATAAATCTCCTAATTTTGAGTTAGGAGCCCAAGTGCTCAAAACAGCATCTAGTCTGCGGGCGTATTTCCGCGAGGGTATTGTATTAGCCTCACACTCGGGCATAAAAAAGTCCGTAAATTAACGCAACGGCGACGCTAGATGGCAAGTGTTTTGAGCACTTGCGAAAAGTTTAGCCTGAATAGAAGAAAAAATAAATAGGTCCATCTTAAGAAACATTTTTAAGTGCCTGCTGAATTGCTATAGGGATAGCCGCTTTAATGAACTCCCAAGAGAGGGAGACGCCGCTTCTTTTTGACATTCTTTTAATTTTTTCCCAAATGGTTTTATCTCGCAAAGCGTCAAGTAAGTCATGCCCGGACATCGATATGTAGACCCCTTGAAAGTCCCAAAATTCAAAACTCCCATCCGAGCGTCGCGTTACTTGTCCGTTTTTAAGGATTCCCGCATCTAGCAAGATTTCAAAATGACCTAGCACACTTTTAAGAGTTTTCTGCTTCTCGTCTAGCCTTTCCCACGGTGATTTACCCTCACCCCATATAGAAAGGCTATCCATATCCTGTAAAAACTCTTTGATCGTCTCAGCTTCAACGTGAGCGAGAATCGTTCTTATCAAATTCCAATCAAGTCGCATTTTTAACCTTCCTTTCGTTGATTTGTTCGAAATATCGAATTCGAAAAGCGAAAAATATCAAGGCATCTTCAGTCCACAGATCAAGCTTTCTCCGCTTGATGTTCCAGATTCGCTTACCTGCCTTGCTCAATAAAGACTGGGAGCCAAACACATATAGCAGAACAATCAGTTTCGCTGTCCGGACATTCAGACCATGGGTTCCGATAGAGAGAACTTCGGTTCCCGGCGCCGAGAAGTTTTGCCAAACGGTGTTGAGGAAGTCCGCATCTTTCATGTCGATTTCGCAGGAACTCAGACCGTTTTCGCCATTGTCGTCTGTGTAGTCCTCAGAAAAATCCGTCTTGTTTCTCGTCAATGCGAGAGCTCTCTCCACTGCGTAGGCAATTGAGACGTTTTTGACAACACGGTCACGATATGCCCGGCGCCAATTGTCCAAACGAGGTCTGAGATCATCAATGAGTTTTTGTTCTGTTTCTGTCATCCAAGAGTCCTCACGTGAGATAAATAATCCCGAGAGCTGATAGCCCCCAGAACTCAACCTTTTTTCTGAGTTTGTCGCGGCGTTCTAAATAATCCGTAATCCATTTGAAGATCCAAAGGAAGACGAACATCGCGACGTAGCAATTGATCATCCAGAAAACATAACCTTCAGTGCTAGTAGGCCAATACATTCCAGCCCCCTCCCTCTTTCTTCGGTTTAGGCGTGACGACAAACAGCGGAATCGGGCACTCATCCGAGCAAACCTTGCATTTAACTTTGCTGTCATCTGCAAAGATTTTCAGGGAACCTTTGACCTCGTGGAGTTCAAGAGATCTATCCGGACGCATGACCAAAAAATCAGGCGTGTATGAGCATCGGTTTGAGGCAATCTTCCATGTGAACCGCTCGAACCAGTATTTGAGAATTAACCCAGAGTTTTTCTGTTGTTCCAGGTAATCTCGATAGGCGGCCTCAGTTCGGTTCATTTCACCGACCTTGAGCCGTCCTTTTGCTTGTAAAAACCTTTTCATTTATCCCTCCTGATTGAGTTTGTGTGGTTTGATTGAATTCTTTGATGCTGTTTCCAGAACATTAGAGTTCCGTTGAGCGATGATCTGAGCGTGCGAAGGCCAACGTTCAAACTGTGAAAAGAAGTCTCTCCTGCGTTGAATTTGCTCGTCTCCTGCCTGCTCGAACACGGAGCATCGAGCAAACGAGACCGGATAGCACTCGATACCGGCGCCTTTCTTCGGATGGTGGCAGTAGATGTACATGTCCCCAAAGGACTGTTTGGGAGGCAAATGCTTCTTCCCGTCAGTTCCTATCCAAAAGGCCTGAGCATGAATGCAGTAGAGGCAGCAGCCACTCATTTACGCCACCTGATTGAGCCGATAACGGCTCCGATAAAGATTCCGACAACCTAGGCCATGCAGTAATCTATGTTCGACCCACTCCATGTAAACCAGAAAATATCTGCTAAGTAGAGGATCCCGCCGATGCAACTGAGCGATAGAACGAAGCTTCTAGAATCAAAGCTCATACTTCCATTCCTCCCGGTTCGACTGTTCACCGGTTAAATCAGAATTGCGCTTCAACAAGCCCCAGGCCTTAAGAGTCGCCTTCCTGACTTCATCCGGGTCAGCAGATTCATTAACCCAATTGAACCACTCAGATATGGATTCCCCGTATAGGTCCTCGTATCCCTCAGCAGTCAAACGTAGAACTTCCTCTTCCTTGATTCTGTAAATTCGCATTCTTTTTCTCCCCTCGTAGTTCAAACGCCGCTCTCACCAGCAACCCAAACAGCACCAAATTGATGAACACCACCGGCGCCAAAATGATCATCAATAGCTGCCATGCACTCTCTGACATCTCGCACCTCAGTCGAATAAATCAGGTGTTGCCGGCTTTCTCATGGACTGACCTACAAACAGCGCCGGAACGCATTTGGAGCGAACACGGTCATAGAGACGATCACCGAGCAGAGAGCACAAACCCTCAGCACTAAGGTTGCTCAGCAGAATGGTTGGCTTGTTGGAAGTCATGCGGGTGTCCAGAATCGAAAACAAGATCCTTCTTTCTGCATCGGAGCCTTTCTGAACCCCGACCTCATCGATAACGAGCAGTTCGATTCCGGAGAAGTAGTTGAGAACTTCGTCTTCGCTTGTCTGGGAGCCAGGAACGTAACTTTTCCGAACTGCCGAGAAAATCTCGGATGTTCGGTAATACTTCGGAAACAGAAACTGGTGGTTAGCAATAAGAGCAGCCACGATCGAACAGGCAAGGTGAGTCTTGCCAGTCCCGCAGCTTCCAAGGAAAAGCAAGCCATAGCCTCCCGCTTTTGCCTTCTCCCAGCCTCGGACGAAACGCTTTGAAAGCTCAAGAGCCTTTCCTTGCTCAGCATTAAGAACTCGAAAACTGTCAAAGGATTTGGTTCTGTACTCGAGCGGAACACGAGACTTTGCAACTCGTTCCTCAACCTCTTTCTTGATGGCCTCTTGTCTCATTACAGCTTCGACGGCCTCTCTTGCTTCCCGTTGATCTTCTTCGCACTGCGGGCATTTTGTTTGAGTCTTGAGAATGGAACCGAGGTAGATTCCCTCAGCCTCATAATCACCATGGATCGGGCAATTGAGAACCGTCTTGCGTTTAGTTAAAACTCCGGAAAGAGACGGATGGATGGAACCAGTCAGGCTCCCGATTGATACGAATGTTGTCATAGCAGAATGTTCCCTTTGTCATCGAATTTGCAGCCCTTTCTGTAGTAGTCCTCCGTAAAACCTCCCGGAGGCTCATAAGGCATAGGTGCTGAGTTGTTGCTGTTGGTTCCGGAGCTTGGCTTACCGCGATTCCTTTCCTGATCTTGTATGCAGAATGTTCGGAAAGCGGCTTTGTAGTCGACGTACTCTTTCCCGTTTGATTTGCAGTACGAAATCATCTTTTGGAAGAGCAGCTGAGGATTTGCAATGAGGTATTGCTCAGCTATCTTCAAAAAATCTTCCGGAATAACGTCTCCGTCATTAAACGGACACGGTTGTTTAGCTTTGGTTTTCCGCTTCGCTTTTTTCTCAACTGTTTCCGTTTTGGAAATAGATTGGTTTTCTGGTTCTGAAAATGGAAGTTCGTCTTCGGATTGGTTTTCAAGCCCAGAAGTAGTCGGCGGATTTTTTTCTTTTATATTTTCTTTTCTTTTATGTTCTTGTTCTTGCTCTTGTTCTTGTTTTGCCAAACCCTTCCCGAAGTCTTCCGGAAAGCCTTTGCCATAGCCTTTCTCAAAGGCTTCCACAAACTCTTTAGGCAATGCTTTGAAGAAACTATCTTTTTGACTATTAAGAATAATTTCAGTCGACTTTGCAAGAGCGTAATTAGTTAGATCGCATTCAGGAAGGGAGTCCAGGACGCTGTTCCATGATTTAACAACATTGGGATTTTCTGGAAAATTGAACCGCAAAAAGTTCGGAACATATATCAAAAAAGCTTCCGGATCGTACTTTATTAAACCCTTTGAAGAGAGTTCATACAAGGCTTCAAGAAAGGCTTCTCCAAAGGCTTTCTCAAACCCTTTGTTTAGATATTCATTGCCTCTTTGCTCGATAGCCAGAGATTCAAATGAAGCTTTGAATGCACCAATAGGCGCAAGGTCACGGCGACTTAGGATTGTGTACCAAGCCAGCTTGCCCTCTACAGACAATTCTCTGAACTTCTTATCGTTGCTGATGCGGCAGTCGATCTTTCTATAGATCGCCATGGTTGCCCCCTATTTGGATTTTTTCCAAGCTTTGAAATGTGGAAACGCGAGCCGAAGGTAAGGGAGCCTTCCAAGAGGAACTCCGTTCTTCGACCACTTAGTGACGGCGGCAGCACTTAACCCAAAGGTCTTTGCAATTACAGACTTCCGTTTGAACTCACCCAGAAGTTCATCAAAAACCTGCTCTTCAAGTTTTTTCATGATTTTACTTAGGTTAAAAATTAACTCCTATATATTAACTTAAAAATTTACCTAGGTAAACCAATTCAGTGTTAACTTAGGTTAAATTTATCTCACACAGACGGAGGAACGTATGAGAACAAATGACTCTCAAAAAACGTGGACAGACCGCTTAAATGAGGCTTTAGCGTTGCGCGGAAAATCTCCGGCGGACATATCAAAGGCAACCGGCATCACACCTGCCGGAATCAAAAAATGGATCGATGGCGATGTCTCAAAGCCGAAATTCGATGACGTTTTTGCTGTTTGTTCATTCTTGGACATCACCACGGAATGGCTCATGAAAGGCATTGGTTCAATCAACGACAAAACCATGCCTGCTGCCAACATGGTCTCCATCCAACAAGTTGACTTTTATGGCTCTTGCGGTGTCGGAGTGATGAATTTCGAGGACTATCCGGAAATCAAGACCCTTCAAGTTACTCCAGCGTGGTTCTCTCGGAACTTTGCTTTCTACAACCCAAGAGACGTGAAGATCATCACTGCGCTTGGTGACTCCATGGAGCCAGAGATCCGTGACGGGGACGCCGTGTTCATTGACATAACAGACAAAGAAACCTTAAGGGATGGTATATACCTGTTAGTGGTTGATGGAGAAGCCTATATCAAACGAGTACAAAAACTAATAGGCAAGAAGATCGCACTCCTTTCAACGAATAAAGCATATAAGGACATTGAAATCAGCCTTGATTCTGATATTGAGGTCCGCATCATCGGACGCGTAATCAAAAGTTTGAAACTCGTGGACATTTGAAATGAAAACATTGGCAGAGCGTTTAACCTTGGCGCTAAGTGATTCCGGACTAAAGAAAAGTGACATCGCTAGGTTATGTTCGATCTCTCCGGCCTCGGTTTCTGATTGGTTTACTGGCAAGTCGAAAAGCATCAAATCTATTTACCTTCCTAAAGTTGCCAAATTGCTTGGCGTCTCTTCAACGTGGTTAGCAACCGGTAACGGTCCAATGAAGTCCCCAAATGTTTTGGTGACGGAAGAAGTCTGTGATGACGACGATTGGGTAGAAATTCCAGAATACAAAATTCGGTTTGCGGCAGGATTTGAACAAAATTCAACATTAGAAGAACTTGCTTCTGAATATAAGGCTGCTTATCGCCGATCTTGGTTTCAGCGAAAAAACATCAACCCAGAAGACTGCAAACGGTTCAAAGTAAAGGGGGACTCTATGGAGCCTCTTTTGCTCGACCACGATGTTGTCCTGGTCGACTGTTCAAAAACAGAGATTATCGATGGTCGAATCTACGCCTTTGTTTTTGGGAATGCCTTACGTGTTAAGAGGCTCTATAGAAAGATTGACGGCTCAATAGTGGTTCATTCAGAAAATCCAAATTTTGAGGACGAAACAATAAAACCAGTCGACACTGAGCAAGTCCAGATCATTGGAGAAGTCATAGAAAGATCTGGATCGGTTTAATCCGATGAACCTCAAAAGATACGACTGAATGGATAGCAGGAGCCGATATGGAACTTCCCTTGCTGAGAACTTTGGAAAAAATCTGCAAATATTATTAATTGGAGAAATGTGCTATGACAGAACAATTTCTTTCTTGTGATGCACCATTAGTCGTTGAGTATCTGAATGCAATCAATAGGTCTTCTTGCCCTTGGTGCAAAAGTAATGACTGGAGCATGATCACGGAGAGCTCGGCCATGTGCGTCGGAGAACCAGCATTGGAAATGGCCAACTCCGTCAGGTATACAACTCCTCCTGTTACTGAAGGAGTGAGAGACGCAAAATTTATCCTGAAGCCCTCAGATGAACCTCCTAGTGTTTACATGCGTTTAAGGTGCAACGTTTGCAGCTGTGAATTGAGATTCGACTACTTCCAGTTAATCAAAAAAGCCAAGGCCTGGAAAAATAACCAAGTAAGGTAAACGCAATGGAAGCCGATCAGGGGAATAAGATAAAATTAGCTCAAAGAGATCAAGACTCGGTGGGCATAATGATGGGACATGAGACTCGTCTAGGGTACATAGAAGGCAGACTGGAAAGCTTTGCAACCAAAGCCGACATAAAAGATCTGGAAGGAAAAATTGCCGTATCCGATCAACGTACACTCACCCATGTTTCCGAGGCCATTGGAAAGCAAACAAAATGGATAGTAGGAGCAATCCTAGTGCCGCTGGTTGTTGCCATCATAGGTTGGTCGATCGTAATTGTTCAATTATTAAAAAAATAACAAACGCCGCCTCCGGGCGGCCTTCTTGTATGGGATCACCAAAATTAGCCTGCAATAATTAAGCATAAAATCAGTTACAATCAAGCAAGCAAATTATATTTTTAGGTGCTTGCTATGGATAGTAAAACTAAGCAGTCCAAAGGCGGTTTGGAAAGAGCTAAGAAACTCTCTCCCGAGCGTAGATCTGAAATTGCCCGGGACGCAGCATTAGTAAAAAGCGGTGGCTTTAAGGCCCTTCATAAAGGGAACTTCAAGGAGGTGATTGGTGTCGATATCCCCTGCTACGTCCTAAACGACTCAAACCATACGGCCGTTATGAGCCAAAGAGGAATCGCTGAAGCGTTGGGTTTTGCGACAGGGGGCGGAACGGCTATAAAAAAGTTCTTAAGCTCTCAGTCTATGCTTCCGTATATTGGTTCCGAACTTTCCAAAAAAACAGACCAACCCATTGTTTTTAAACTAGATCAGACTGGTTCCGGGCGGAAGGCTTATGGATATGACGTGACGATTCTGATTGACATCTGCCAAGCAATAATCAGGGCAAATGACAATAATCAACTTAAATCAAACCAGGCTTTTTTAGTAAAAAATGCTTCGATAATTCTTCAAGCCTCTGCCAAACTAGGTATTAGAGAACTTGTTTATAAGCTCGCTGGATACAACTCTACGAAAGAGGCTGTTATTGCAGCCTTTAGGCAATACATTCTTGAGGAGGCAAGAAAATGGTCAAAAGAGTTCCCAGACGACTTATACGCAGAATGGCAGCGACTTTATGACATTCCCGTACCAGTCCGCGGTCGTAACTGGGAGCATTACCATCTAACTTTGAAGTTTATTTACCTTCCTTTGGCCAAGAGCAACGGCAAGCTTCTTGCATTGCTCAAGGAAGCTAAAAAAGAATCAAAGGGCAAAAAATACGACAAGCTTCACCAATTCCTCAACGAAATTGGCTTAACAGCTTTGCGTGCACATATTTGGCAAGTAGTCGGAATCGCCAAAACCAGCCAGTCTGTGGAAGAATACGAACGAAGGTTCTCTTTAGCTTTCGGAGGACAGTTGCCCTTTGAATTTGATGAATAAACACTGAATTCACTTTTTGACCGCCTCCGGGCGGCTTACTTTTTTTATTTATTTTTAAGGCGTTAATACAGCTTCAACCAAGATTACTTATTGGGTAAAACCCCGCTACCAAAATCGGTAACGATAAAACTTATTCCTTTTTAACCAGTCTTAAAATAAGTGGCTGACAAAACATCGACTTTCAAAAAATTATGGAAGAAAAGAATATCGTCCTTTACGGAAATATTGATGACGGTCCCGTTGTGGCTGTAGTAGTTGAAAATGAAACACTATGGCTCTCTCAAAGACAAATGGCTGAGCTATTTAACGTCTCTCTCACAACAATTAATGAACATCTTAAAAACGTATTTGAATCTGGCGAATTAGAGCAAAATTCAACTATTCGGAATTTCCGAATAGTTGCTACAAATCGCAAATCGTATAACGTAATGCATTACAACTTAGATGCGATTATCGCCGTAGGCTATAGGGTCAACAGTATTCAAGCGACCCATTTCCGTCAGTGGGCAACGAAAGTTCTCAAGGAATACATTATCAAAGGATTTGCCTTGGATGATGATCGCCTAAAGCAAGCTAAGACTGTTCTTGGAAAAGACTACTTTCAAGAATTATTGGAACGAGTTCGCTCCATCCGAGCAAGCGAACAGCGGATCTGGCTTCAAGTTACTGAAATATTCAAGGAATGCAGCATCGACTACGACAGTCATTCATTGGAAGCAAGACGCTTTTTTGCAACTGTTCAGAACCGTTTTCACTTTGCCATCAACAATCAAACTGCCGCCGAGATTATTCATGCCAGAGCAGACCACACGAAGCCACACATGGGTTTGAAAACGTGGTCTAACAGCCCGGAGGGGCGTGTCAATAAATCAGATACGACAATTGCAAAAAACTATTTGGACGAAAAGGAGCTCAAGTCATTAGAGCGTTCCGTCAACAGTTATTTTGATTACATTGAAGGACAGATTGAACGCAAGAAGAATTTTAGTATGCTCGAGCTGCGCCAGTCTGTAGACAAGTTCCTGGCGTTCAATGACCTCCCGGTTTTAGAAGGAAACGGACAGGTTTCTAAAAAGCAGGCTGAAGAAAAAGCTCACAAAGAATACGAAATTTTCAACAAAACTCAGCCGATAGGCAGAGACTTTAAGAACTTCCTAAACGAAGTTAAAAAATTAAAGAAATAATCTACCCATAACTTACAAGCCGCCCCCGGGCGGTTTTTTATGGCCGCGAGAGCGGCTTTTTTGTTGTCGTTTGTGCAGCCTTTTTTACTAAAAAATTTATCTAAGTAAAAATACTTAACGATTTGCTTTACTTTTTAGTTTACCTAGGTTAATATTTGCTCATCGATTTATTAACTCAGGTAAACAATGTTCCTCTAATACCCACAATTTCAGAATCGGCGCCATGGAGAACTAAACGCCGACGCAGCAGGTAGAAAAAGAGCCTGCTAGTGAAAAAATTCGAAACGGCCGATGCAGGCGGTGCTGGTCACGCGAAGGAAGACAATCGAACACCAGCAGTCAGTGAAGTGAATGAGTAAGGCAAACGGTAGCCACGAAGCACTTTTCAGCTAGAGACCTCTGACAAATAAAGGCATTTGAGATGCACGCAGTATCAAGAACAGCAAACCTGCGTTGAGGTCCCGAGAAGCTAACCAGATGAGGAAATCAAAACCAAGAACAGAAACTCGGGCGTCCCAGTCTCGTGAACTGGGTGAGCTAAGCGCTCTCGCAAGAGAAACTGTAGAGCGCAAACAAAAACTTCCTCCGGATCTTCTGAATGTATCCGTCCTAGCGTGTCAACACTCCGGAGGGAGTTTTTGTTTATTTACTGGAGCAATAATGAAAGAGATAGTCCACGACAGCGACTGTGCTGTAAACAATGAGCCAGCCTTTCCCGCCGGCCCTTGTGATTGCGGAGCAGAAGCTAGAGCTCAGCGTCGATACGTGAGAATGATGGGTCAGATTTTTTATAAAAAGGCGGCTCGCTGTAAAAATGCTCTTCGGTTAAAACTAGTCCGCGGATTCTGTCGATCAAAAACAGCCGCCAGCAAGGGACTGTTCCTGAATGCGTATCTCCTTCTATTTGGTACCCACGAACGGCAGGCATTCCTGCGGTGGTGTAGCCGAGTGTCGCGCATTCAACGACTCTATCCAGACCATCGTAGTTAAAGGTCACGATCCTCTTCTCTTTGATAGCAGAGACCAAGAGGATGTACTTGTTAAAGACATTCATTTTCCTTCCTTAGAAATTGAGCTTAGACACTTCAATTTTAGGAGGGTGGCGGCTCGGAAAGACGAGCACTTCTTCTCTGGAGATAACCATGGAAAAACCGAAGAAATTAACGAAGAAACAACGGCTCGAATTACTGGAGCAGAAAAGAGCTGCCAAGGCCTACTGTGACGAGTTGGCCAAACGAAATGAGTTCGACTATGGGAACTGTTGGGATTATGCCTGCGAGTTCGGACGCGGCTGGGAAGTTGATGAAATCTACAACTACCTGCGCAGGTATTGCTGAGAATCCTATGAAAATACCTTTCCCCAGTCTTCCGAAGTATCAGGCCCGCTGGATTCCTGTTCTATTCACTCCCGTAACTTGCGGAGAGGATGTTCTATTTGTAGGCATTTGTGGCGAGTTCAACAACTCCAAATTCGCAGAGAGAATTTTGCCGGACGAAACGCTCAAGCGCCTTTTCCCGGCAAGTCCTCAAGCTCAAGAATTTATTGATTTCGTCATCGATGCTTTGAATAAAAGCGGAGAATTTAGTGCGGACGGCTTAATACTCAGCGGGTTCAAGCTTGGCCGGCCGTTCGATACTTATTGCGATACCAAACTGGATTTGATTGAACAGGCCATAAAGTTCTCTTCAAGCTTTGTCACGTTTGAAGAATATTTGTCTTGGAAGGGAGTTAGCAATGAAAACCTTAGGGCCTTATAAAGGATTCCAAGGCTCGATTGAGAAGAGCGTCGAAGATGATTGCTTTTATGGAAAAATTCTGGATGTATTGGATTTAGTTCTTTACGAATCCGCCAGTATAAAAGACCTAGAAAAGGCGTTTCAAAAGGCCGTAGATGAATATTTAGAGGATTGCATTTCTGCTGGTAAAGAAATTGTTCGTACGGACGAACAATGAAATCAAAAGCGCCGGCCTGCCGCTAGGACAGTTTCCGGCGCCCGCCACTGGGACGCATTTCTCAGTGTTCTCACACTGCATTCCGGCTGGGTCCGATCTCTTGGGTCGGCTTGATCCAGTCCGTCAGGCCTCATTATAAACGGCACACCAACTTGTACATTTTTTGAACAAGTTCATTCACAAACCTCTTCTCTGCCAAATCCCTTGTTTCTGTTCACTGAACGGCAGCGGAAGAGGTTTCTGAATGAATTGACCGTCAAAGGAGACAACAATGACAGATAAAGAGCAAGATGTACCGTGCGCGATTTGTTACGGGAACCTCACTATTCCAATGAGTAAGAAAGAAATGGCTGATCTGTTAAAGACTTTAATAGATCGAAAGTTGAACTTAATTAGTTTTCCTGAGAGAAACGCTGAAATGACAGCCATAGATAGAGCCAAAAGAATCCATGAGCTGTCATCTCAAGCAGTGGAAGCCAGCGTTATTCTTGAGCAAATTACTTCTGAATCGGCTCAAGAGAGTTAGCTTCTATCTTATCTCTGATTAACCTTAGTGAATTTACAAGGTTCCAAGCGTCAAGTGACCTATCCCGAGATGTCCTCTCCAACATAAGAACATCTAAGAAAGTTTTGAGATATTCCGCATCGAGGGCTGCCGCTTGTCTACAAATGGCGTTTCTATGCTCGTCAAGGTCGTAACCGAATACCGGATTAAATCGGCTGCCGTCAGGCCTTGACTGACTAAGCTCCCATTCTCGGAATTTATTGAACTCTTTAAGACAAGGCAACTCAATCTTCCCCTGATTGATAAGGGCAATGAGTATAGAAACAGCTTGATTTTGATCGAGCTTAAGTTCAGACATTTTTTCCTCCAAAAAGATAGTTAAAAAGTCGCAAATTAATTATCTCGCAGAGGTGACACCCCGGAAAGACGGGGACTTCTTTAGACCACCTTTCTGAGTCCCTCGGGCTTTTTCTCAAACTTTGTTAGTTCCAATTTTTGTAGCTTAGGGGGACTCCGAAATGTGGTCTTTTTTATTAGGGAACGCCAATGATAAAGATTAAAAAAGAAGACTTTGAAAAAATCCTAGCGCTGCAAGGTGCCAAAGAAAAAATTTACACCGTTGAGGAACAAATCACAGAAGTGATAACCAGATTACGTTCTACAGGATTTTACGCAAACGACTGCTCAGACGTTGATCAACTCAGAGCAATCAATTTTTATCTCAGAGCTACGAGAAAGGAGCTCGATAACGTGATCGAGACAATAATCAACTGCAACAAATAATTATTTTGTTGTTGTCTTTTTCACATAGATAACTACTAGAAGCCCCATCGAAGGGGCTTTTTTCTTGGAGAAATCATCATGAGAGGAATGAATGGAATCCAGTTAGCAATATTCACTTCCGCATGGGTTTTGTTACTAACAGTGATCGGACGTGTCTTGAAAGCAAAGACCGAGGACGGTGAAAATTTTCTAGCAGTTGCTTTCGCCTTCATCCTGTTCGCCGCTGTCCTCATTTTGCTGCTCTTTATCCCGGGAATGCTTGCGAATCTATGAAAAAAGAACAACATAACTCTCCTGATCATGAAGAAATTCTCGCCAGAAAGCGCGCTCGATATCGAGAGCAAGCTACGAGGAAGAAACGCGAACGAGAGTGGGAAAAATTGAAGTCAACCCTGCTCCCAATACCATTTTCAGCACTTTTTAATTTCACTAACTCACCACACAAGGAATAGACATGACAAAAGACAAACAACAATGGCTCGAAGGCCGGCGCCGGGGTATCGGCGGTTCTGATGTAGCAGCTGTTCTTCAGCTGAGCCCGTGGAGAACTCCTTTAGATGTTTGGAACGACAAACTCGGACTTTCTCCGGAACATGAGATGACCTCTTCCCTCTACTGGGGGACGACATTAGAGCAAGTTGTCGCAAAGGAGTTCGCACTTAGAACAGGCTTCAAACTGCAAAACGTCAATCACCAGTTTGTTGATCCGGAAAATGACTGGGCAATCGCAAATATCGACAGAGCGATTATCAATCCGGATATTGCTAAGCGAGTTCGTCCGCTGGAGATGACCGAAAAAGAAATCGCCAAATATGGCAATCGTCCCATCACGACAGACATTGCGTTTGAGGCCAAAACAGCCCATGCCTTCACAGCTGATCTTTGGGGCCCTTCGCAGGAACTTGAGATCAAACAAAACAATCTGAGAACAGAGCACGAAATCCCGCTTTACTACGAGACGCAAATTCAATGGTATTGCGGCATCCTTCGGCTTCGCGGTATGTACCTGGCAGTTTTAATAGGCGGGTCAGATTACAGGATGTACTGGATCGATGCTCGCCCGGATGTATTCCAAGTCATCAAAGAAAAATGCTCTGCGTTCTGGAACAACTATGTTCTAACTAAAACGCCTCCTGAACCGATAAATATCGAAGATGTTCTGAAGCTCTATGGGAAATCAAATGGTAAAGCTATCGAAGCTCAAGGTGATCTGGCTATTAACTACGGCGAATATGCTCGTCTTAATGGCGAAATTAAGGAGCTCAAGAAGCAGCAAGACGCGGTTAAAGCCAAGATCGCGATCGACATGAAGGACAACGAAATTCTGACTTTGGACGGCAAGAAGGTTTTGACGTACAAGACCCAGACATCCAAGCGCTTCGACTCAGACTCCTTCAAGCAGGAACACTTGAATGATTACTTTGACTATCTGAAAGAAAGCACAACTCGCGTAATGCGAGTATGCGCATGACAAATAAAGGCGAAAACATGAAGAAGAAATTGAAAAAACGAATTAAGAAGGCCCTCCTGAAAGGAACTGCTAGCGGGGCCATTAAAGACCCCGAGAGTTATTTAGAAAGCTTGATTCGAGCCTTTAAGACTCTTCAGTCTTGTAAGTAGTCAAAGAGTCATACAACTCTTTCAAGTAAGCAGCCTGAGTTTGCGCTAAGTCTTTGTTCCGTTCCGCAGACGAAGGCGCAGGATTGTTTACGTTGTACTTACTCCCCATGGTAGGAAGAGTTATTCCATTGGACTTAATAAGTTCAAGGATGATCTTTGAAGCATCTTCATAAGAAAACTTTTGCATTGTTACCTCTTGGTAAAAGTTAATAAAAGTCATACGTTGCAGGCATGACCTTTAGATACTTGCACCAGGAGGTAACTTTTTCAAGAGATGGATAAACAGTAACGCCCCTTTATTGGGGCTTTTTTACATATAAGGAAAAAACATGAGTACATCCGACCAACTCGCCGCAGCAGTCGGCGCACCTTCTGCACCAGTAGCCAAACCAAAGACAAAAGCTCCGGCAATCGTCCAGCAGGTTCTGTCCGACCAGTTCAAAAAACAACTGGCTCTCGCCGTGCCAAAGCATTTAAGCCCGGACAGAATGGCAAGAATTGCCGCGACCGAACTGCGTAAAACTCCAGCCCTTCTCAATACCACACCGGCCTCGTTCCTCGGAGCGGTCATGCAGTCTGCTCAATTAGGTTTGGAGCCCGGTTCCGCCCTTGGTCAAGCTTATCTCGTGCCCTATGGCAACCAGTGCCAGCTAATCTTGGGATACCGCGGCATGATTGATTTGGCTCGTCGCTCCGGACAGGTTTTGTCACTCTCAGCTTTCGCTGTCCGCGAAGGTGACGAGTTCAGCTACCAGCTCGGCCTCCATCCGGATATTCATCACGTGCCGAGTTGTGAAGCCGATCGGGTTAAAAAACCGATCACCTTTGTCTACGCAGTCGCTAACCTCAAGGGAGGCGGATATCAGTTCGAGGTCATGTCTCGCGCCGAGGTTGAAGCGGTTAAGGCAAAGGCCAAGTCAAAGAATATCTGGAACACGTATTTTGAACAGATGGCCCTGAAAACTGTCATCCGCCGCCTATTTAAATATCTGCCTGTTTCAATCGAGGCCCTGCAAGTTGCAAATGTCGATGCTAAGCGGGAAGCCGGAGAAAGGATCGACCCGAACGATGTGATCGACATCAATGCTATCTCCGTCGAAGACTTCAAGGATATTGAAGATGCCGAGGTCGTTGGAACATCTCAGGACGCTCCGGCGGAGACAATAAATAAGTAACCATAAGCCCTGCGAGAGCGGGGCTTTTCTTTTGGAGAAATAAATGTGGAAGATTAAAGACCCTGAATTAAAAGCGAAGGTGAATCAATTCTTCACGGATAAAGAAATTCATGAAGAATTTGAAAAAAACACCGATTTATATAACTACTTCCGATTATCTACCGTTAACAAAAAAGGTCTGTGTGTAACTATCACAGTCGAAAAAGAGTTAGTTGAATTCGTTCCTGAGTATCAAGAAAACGACTGGAACCCATATCCGACTGTAACGCCCCCGGTTGACGGGAAAAAGTGGCTTACGCAGGATGAAGACGGAAATTTAGCTATACGATCATTTGCACGCTCGTTTGAAGAAGGAATCGATTACTCCTGGGAGGACCATGACGACAGACTCATCGTTGCATTCAGATCCCTCCCCGCTCCATATCAACCGGAGACGAACAAATGAAACTAGAACTTGAACACACTGACGATCCTCGAAATCACCACTTTGAGGATTTAGAACAAATCATTGTGCTTTTGAACAATCCAGAGACAGGCGAGCAGTTCTATGAAATCCTGACTTACGTAAACGGTGATTTTGTTTTTGGTGGTCACGGCTGTGAGTTGTTTGATTTTGATGCTCCCTTCCCTGACCCGGAATTGATGAGATGGGAGAAAATTGATGTGTAATGATGAAGATCCAATCCTCAATATCTCTCAAGCCGAAAGAGGTAGAAAAGAACGGCTTTTAACCGAAATTGCACAAAATTACCTCGGCGAACGTGGTTTCAAAGCAATCCCGCAATTCACTATCCACAGGACGTTTGAATATCGTATTCACCCGGGTAACGAACTTCGAGAAGCGATAGAGAAAGATGTATTTTTCAATGAAAATCTTGTTTCCGGCGGTGTTTGGAATACGGAAATCTCTTACCGCAACGGTTATGAGCACCGACTAGACGTGCTGGGAATTGGCTACGGTATGGAGCTTTGCGGCATTGAAATTAAATCCTGCTGGGATGATTTCCGGACAGATAAAAAATGGCCGTCCTATATGGACTTTTTAAACAGGATGTACATTCTTGCGGACGAACCTACAGCCGTGAAGATCGCTGCCTACCTGAAAGACCACAATCAGTGTGTCAAAGACGGACTTTGCAGATGGTGTGATTTCATTCTCCATTGTCGTCCACAATCAAGAATGTCAACACCTGCCCCCGCTAATCCTATTTGTGCCGGTGTCATAGCTGCTATGGATGACGGCACAACAAAGATCGTCAAAAAAGCAATGCGGCTGCCCGCAGACGGGAAAACAACGGAACTGGTGAACGCAGTGGCTCGGAGCCTCACTTATCCGGGACAGTTCTGTTATGTCGATTACAGCCCTGACAGGGCCTACCGGTACGGAGAACAAATATGGCAATGAAATGGAGACCAAACGACCTCAGGGTTGCAAACGTTCTCAGAAGAAACTTCAGCGAAAAAGAGATTGACGAGAATTTCCGTGCAGACATTGATCGGCGTGAGTTTCCTGAGATTATCGGTTTTTATAGAGAGATAAATCCACTCTTATCGATGACCTTTGTGGTCAACTCTTCCGCCTTTTCTCTCTGCGAAGATTATCAGCAAGAGGCTTGGAACCCGTATCCGGAAATCCTTCCTCCGGAGGAAGGTGAATACCTCATCACGGTAAAAATCGGTGAGCGATCAGAAGTTCGAATCGGGCGTTGGGGAATTGTTGGCGGAGATGGAGAATGGGTTGGAGAAATACAAGCCCAGATTCAAGGATTCAAAGAACTACCAGTCCCTTATAAAAAGGAAAGAAAACATGGATAGAGATGAACAAATCAAGATCGTAAAACAGCTCAGAGAGCGTTTCGAAGACCAAGTTTATGATCTTTTGGACAGTTGGGTCGACGCTTTGGATCAAGCAGGATCTTACTTGCCAGGAGAGCCGCTCATGGATGAATACACAAGAGTATTCAAGGCTAAGGATGTCATCGGGACTTATGAAGATTACGAAGACGAAAATAAGGAGTGAACCAATGGAAATCGCATTGACTCACTCGGGTCCGATCCCGTTTGATGATTATCCGGATCACAGTCTGTTTCTATGTCGAATGTGCAATTTAGATTCTTGTATAAAGCGTCACAACGGAAAAGTCTTGCTTCTGCACCATATCAAAAGAGATGACTATGCGACGTTATCAATTCCGGGAACCGACTTCGGGTACTTCTATAAAGGCAAATACTCCGAGGAAGATCAAAAAAATCTTCCATACGACGCCTGGGAGCCAGTGACGTTCAAAGTTGAAAAATAACGTGCCCTCTTCGGAGGGCCTTTTTATTTTGTGAGATATGAAAGATCAAAGAGTTTCTGATCTCAGGTACACGGTAACCTGGAGGAATCCATATAAACCGAGACCTGCGGGCCTTCCGAAGATTTTATGCAGCAGTCCTTTCGAGGAAGAGTTGACACTTCCTTGGATCATAGCTTCGAACTGGGGAATCAACGCATGGGCAATCGGCATCTACTTCGAGCATCCAAAACCAAAAAGAAAGATGGACGAAGAAAAACGAGCATCCATGAGAAGAAAGAGGATGCAAACGAGAGTTGAAAAGACAGCTCCACTGTTTGCTGATGAATTTGAGAAGAAAGAACTTCAGCAACGGCCAGAATATTTTGCCGGGAAATCTCAGGTTGATGAGGCTGAACTAAACAAAAGAGCTGAAGAATTTACCGACCTCATGACTCCAGGGGAAGCAGTTCGGTATTTACTCAGCCTAGGGGTCCCGACAGAGTTGTCTGAAGAAGACAAAAAGTTATGCGAAGACATCAAGCAATTCCGTGCAAACGAGAAGAATTTTTCAGCAGAAGAATTTAGGATCAGGTGTCAAAAGAGAGCTGCTGAGAAAGCAGAGCGAGAAAGGAAAGCTATGGAGGCTTTAATGGACATCCGGAACGAACCTCTTTTTGCGGGACTTTGAAATGGAATGACCACACCGGCGCCAATTAAGCAATTTTATTTTTGCCAATAACTTACCGAAGGAAAAATATGGATTCACTTTTATTGTCATGCATTGGCATCAGCATTCTTGCACTTGCAATCGCCAGTATGTTTAACACCTGGATGATTATCAAACTTTATCGGCGGGTGTACGGGAGGTAAAAGGATTTTCGTACACGTGGTAAACCAATGGTTTGTGATCTCCGGCCAAATTTACTTTGATTTCAAAAGGTACTTTCAGCTTAGGAGTTATGCAAACCTTGAGCTCGACAATATCTCTATTGACCGGAACGGAAACAGTGTAAGGAAGGCACGATACTTCCTCTCCTGAGGAGAGTAAACGTCCATTCCCAGAGACATCTCTTGCATACGACAGTTTCGCACCAGCAACTTCAATCGATTTTGTTTGTACGAAATACTGCCCCGGAAATATTTTCAAGGTTACAAAATAGCTGTCTGACCTCTCTGTCCACAAGGTTTCGCCAATGCAAGGTCTGGCTCGCTCCTCAGCGCGCTTGCTAATGACATATCCGAGCCACGAAAAGAAAGAGGCCATGATCGCCGCCACCGTTCCGATAAAAGTTAATAAAAACTCCACCTTAGGCTCCTTGGTTTTAGATTGATTTCTTGACAATCTCAATTCTAGGACCGAGGAGCTTTCTTCTCTTTAGGTACTTAAATGAACTTTTCAACCACTGAACTTGTTTTCGATATTTTGTGTCTGGTCGTCAGCATTGCCTGTTTTTCCGGACTTGTTTTTTTCTCTTCTCAACGTATTTGCGGATTATTAAGCAACGTCATCAAGCGATTGGAATCCGTTGAAACGACTCTGAAGGAAATAAAGAAATAAGCCAAGTAGCCTATTCTCTATCTGGGGCTAAAACAATGACCTTCACTTTTCAAAGCGTTTTCTTACTAAGCTGTTTCTGCGTATGCGTGGCCTGCTTTTCCTACCAGCTTTACCTCTTAAGCAAGCATGTCCGGTTCGCTTTCAAGATGATTTTGGACGAACTGCGTGACCTGCAGAAACAGGTTAAAAGCACCCAGTTAAATCGGAATTCCTTTACAGATCGCCATGAAAGTCGCTAAACTTTTTCTCAGATGGTTGGGCCTCTCACCAGTTCAAACACCCAATGAAAATGAAAAAACTCCTTTTGTTGCTACCCATAAGCTTCTTAACTTTAACTAGTTGCACTGTTGTCGACGGTCAGACATTTTGGTTTAATGAAATAAAAACCTATCGAGTCTTTCAAGTTTTGCCGGATGGAAATGCTTTGGCCGTCGAATGTGATTCAGAATACGACAAATACTGTTATGGGGATGTAGCTCTACTTGCTAAAAGAGAAAAACCTTTTTATGACGGGATTAAAGTAACCATTCCTAAACCGACTATAGAAGGAACCTACCGCTACGAGACAAGGGACAACTTTATAAAGACAGTTCCAATAGTGCGGTAATAGTTCACACCTAAAGAACCCAATTACAGTAAGAAACCAACAAACACGGTTGCGCCCCTCAAATTGAGGGGCTTTTTTATTGGAAATACAAAATGAATGAATTAACCACTTTACCGCCACCGACATTAGAAATTATTGATGGAGTGCCCACCGTCCTGTCAACTGTCGTGGCGGATTATTTTGGATACCGCCATGACAACTTGCTCCAGATTATTAGAGGCCTGATAGCTCGAAATTCGGAGCTTTTATGTCTCCTATATTTTCAGGAGACAACCACAAGCCGTCCACATCCTAAAAATCCGGATGTCTTTATTGAGTCTCCAGCATTCAGAATGAATCAAACGGGATTCAATATTCTGGCGATGAAGTTGTCCGGAAAAAGAGCGGAAAGGTATCAAATCAGATTTGCTCAAGCCTTCGAAGCAGCGGTGAAGGCTTTACAGAACATCAACCTGTCGACGTATCAAAAGGCCCTTCGACTGGAGGCAAAGTTCGACGAACGAAAACGGCAGATTAGTTTCTGCGCCTCTTCTCTCGCCAAATGGAAAGATGAAAAGAAAGTGATGCTTTTAAAAATGGACGAATATCAAAAAGACGTACAGATGTCCCTTCCTTTCGATTCAATCCTAATCGAAGTGCCGCACTAAATGAACAAATCAAACCTCAGAGCATCCGTTTCCCGGGTGCTCTTTTTTTATGGATAAAGCTATGACAGAACCGATGGAATTTACAGAAGCAGTCTTTCAACAAGTGGTCGGGAAGTATCGAATCAGGGTTGAGTTCAGAAACTACTGGAGCCCTCCTATGGCATGTTGGGCTCAGGCATTCAACTCCTATTTTTGCGAAGCCTCTGATGTCTACATGGATGAATGCTACGACTATCCCTGGCGTCCTTTTATTCACTCTACAGGCTACTCAGACGACGGGAAACCAATCCCCATTACAAGGGAAGCAGCCGCCAAAGCCATCACCAATGCTTACAAGGAATTGACGTTAACACCGGAAGAACGACAGGCAAGGCGCGAACGATCAGAAAAGATCAAACAGGAAGTCAGAGAACGGCTTAGAAAACAAGGACTCATCAAATGAATTTACAAGAAAAGCTACAAGTTATTGCGAACCATTACGGCATGGACCTTCAGGCCATCAAACTGGCCGAAGAAGGCGCAGAACTAGCCGCTGCTACGTTGAAGAACGTCGGTCTCATGATTCAGCAAGAAAACGGTGAAGGCGGTGAATCCATCGCTCAAAAACGGACTGAGGCCATGGAAAAAACGGACGAAGAAATAGCTGACGTTCTCTTAGTGTCTCGGCAAATGGAATATCTGTTGCTTGAGGCCCCGGAATATGACGAAAAAATCACTCGTCTAATGAACGAAAAAGCCGACCGCCAGTTATCAAGAATCAAGGAAGAAGCAAAATGAACATTACTAGAATCAGCCTGAAGCACACAACCGAAAACATTCAAATTCCCGACTGGGCGAAGACGATTGTCATCCACGCAGACACCACGGCACCGTACTCAGAGAAAAAACTACAGCAAATCTACTGGCTGTTTTTCAAAACACTCGGCATCACGGACGAATCCAGAACTAAATACACGCTTCGTTTTCACGTGAGATTCGCTCGTCCTGACTGTGATTACTACGTTGAGTTTGCTGACATGATCATCAACGATCGCGTGAGGTTCTGACAATGCCCAGGAACAAGAAACCTCGGAAAAAATTCACCTGTCGAAGGATTGAGATTCCGCGCATTTCTGAAGAACGAATTGATGTGATTATCGACACGATGACGAATGTCGGATTCTCAGTTGAACTTAAATTGCCCAATGGCACGTTTGATCGAGATGATATGAGAGCTCTAGCAGATTTCAGCAATCTGACAGGCGTGACATTCAATGAACTGGGGGAGGATCGTTTGAGTGAGGAAGATCTGATTTCTTCCAATGAGCTGCAGTGTGCTCTCTCAGATAGTCTGACATCGTTATATCTCCGGACATACAAGAACAAAGCTAAGTTCTACGTTCCGACCGGAGAGGAGCTCAAAACGATTCAGGAGGCTGTCACGTTCTTCCTCCCGGTAATGGAGGAAATTGTTAAAGACAGTCCAAAACTCATTATCAAATTCTGGAACAAAACAAAAAACTTAATGACGCGCCCGGATGGTGCGTATAACGGAGTAAAGGTATCTAGCTATGAATGACATTGACTATGACAAATTGTCCAGCATGGTGGCAGATAAAGTCTCCAGCCAGATCGCTGAAAAACTGATTCAGAAAACAACAAAGCTCACACTCTCTCGTCCAGAAGTAGAGGTTAGGATCGGTTTTGCTCCTGGCTCTTCTGCCGCTCGTGAAGTAATGAAGGATCCGAAGTTCCCTAAGCCTGACGCATTCTCCGAGAACGGGCGCGATCGTTGGTACACAAAAGACATTGACGATTACATGGAAAGCAAAAGACACGCCCGAGCCAAGCTCGCTATTTCAGCCGCTTAGCAATTTCTTCTGCGCTCGCTCTGTAGTATCTCTGGAGCATCTTTAAATCTTTGTGCCCCGTTTGTCTAGCAAGCGCCAGGACATCTAAACGGGGCGCCCCTGTTTCTGGATCAGGGCTGGCGGCCCAAGTCGCAAAAGTTGCGCGGCCGTCATGAAAATTCAGCCCTTCTTTGATTAGTCGGTTTTGAGAATCATATTCAGGTCCAAGGCCGGCTCTATCCCGAACTTTTCGGAATAACGTATCTCTGTTGTGATCGTTAAGTCCGCCAAAAATCCGTGGTTCATACTCGAGCTCCATAACTAATTTAAGAATTTCCCGAGCTCTTGCAGACAAGGCCACGTCTCTTCTTGACAATGTTTTTGTAGCCTCTGCCGGCACATGTAGCACATTGTCACCTAACCAAGAATATTCAATCTTTAAAAGCTCCCCTGCTCGCATTCCTGTTTGACAACTAAAAAGGAAGGCTGCTACCGCAAGTTGCATTTTGTTCTTTGGCACTGTGTGGCCGTCCCAACCGCTAGCCTGCAAAAGTTTCTCTATATCCTCGTCTGAAGCAACTCTCTCGCGGTGCTCTGGCTCCCGTGGTTTCTCCACACCCCGGCAAGGATTCACATCTGTGAGTTCGTTTTTAATAGCGAATTGAAAAACGTCAGAGAGAATTGTCAGCTCTCTATTAACAGTGGACGGTGAAATATAGTTGTCTCGGTTTTTGGCACGTTCGCTGAGGCGACGTTCAATGTAGTTCTCAATCGTTCTGTTTGTAAAAGAAGATAGAGTTTTAGCCGCCAGTTTATCTCTCTGGAGGCGTCTCAGTCGGATTTCTTCTGTACGTTTGGAGCGTTTCTGTGAAGTGACTTCTGAAATATATTCGTCTATCAGTGCGGCCAGCGTGATTGAAGAGGATCGCTCCTCTGCGCTAATTTCTAACTCAGCGCTGAATCGTCTCGCCTCAGAACGTGTTTTAAATGTTTTGGAGAATCGCTGTTTGTTTCCGTCCGCCTGAAGTCTGTATCCGTAAACTTCATACGTACCGCAAGGAGTTTTTCTAATTCCTGCCATATCCGCCTCGAGAATTTCCGTTAGCGTTTCCGTTAAATTTCCGTTATCTAAACCTGAATATAACGAGATATGCCAAAACGGACAACAAAAAATCCCGTAAAACCGAGGCTTGACGGAATATGACAAGTAGGTCTGGTGCCCGGGAATGGATTCGAACCAGCACGCCCGCGAAGAGTGCGTCTACCAATTTCGCCACCCGGGCACAGTAAGCCGCAAAATTATTTATCCTCAAGGCAAACGGTTTTCAAGGCCCTGTCACACCATCA